CGGGTTCTTTAATGATTTTAACTGAATCACCAAAGTTTGCGATTTCACCAAAGTAGTCGTTATTCGTAATTGCGTCACAAACAGCGGCCTTGCGGAATGCAAGCTGCACCTGTTTGGAGTAAATTACGGGGCTAAAATTGCCATTCGGCAAGTTGTTATAACCCGGTGCGCTTGGGAAAGCCATAATCCATCTCCTATTGTTTTGGATTGTACAGATGCAAACAATACAATTCTTGGCAGAGGCTGTCTAACGTAGGGTGTATTTTGTACAAGAGTTGCAACTAATGTACTCAATAGGCCATGTTATTCAGGTAATCTTGAAGATTTTTGTCGTTTGCGGATTGACAATGTAAACAAGTAGCTAACCTGTTTACATCATACATGACTATAGTTATACTTATAAATAACTACTTGTCAACTCTTTTTATCGTGCAGAGCCAGATAAATCGTAGATAAATTTGCCACTACGGATTGCATCCATGATTTCATCTGAACGCTTTTCGTATTCATGTGCTGACATTTTATCTACGTCTGATTCTTTAAGGTACGTAGACGCTTCATTAGTCTGCGGCTTGCTTCGTTTATTTTTCGCCGAAACTGCCTCTGCTGCACCCTTATTGCTCTTGCTCTTAGTTTCTTTGCCAATACCTCTATCTGCTTTGTAGAGGTCAATTGCTCTTGCTGCTGAACGTGCGTCATTATCATTCTCGTACAGTGCGTCCTGTACCCACTTAGGTTGTTCTTCTGCCCATTGGTGAAAGTCATCGCTATCACGAATGTCATCAAAGTCTGGATGCATCTGCATTAGTGCTGCTTCTGCTTTTTCTTTTGTAGCTGAATTTTGTAACTCGTCAATTGCTTTCAAACGCTCTTCAAGAGCAGTTGATTGTTCGCGTGCTTTTTTTGTTGCAATTGTTTCAACGATAGCTGCTACATCAGGATATTCTTTTGCCCATTTTTCAATGTCTTCATCAGACTTAGGCAACTTCATTTCCTTTTTAGCAGCACTTTCCAGTTGACTTTTAAGCGCAGCTAGTTCAGTTTTAAATTCTTCTGCTTGTTTCTGTTGATGTCGGCGTAGGTCAGAATAACGCTTCTTAAATGTTTTTTCTTCTGCGCTAGTAGGTTCAGCTTCTGCTTCCTCTACTTCTTCTGCTTCACCTTCACGTGCCTTCATCAATTCTTCTAATTCTTCCTCATCACGCTTTACTCGTTCTTCTTGCGTGTAAGGTTTATTCACAAATGCTGCCTTTGGTGTTGACTGCATCTCTTCTGCCATGATTGTATCGTTCATTGTATTCTCCTTGTTGGGGCCACCGTAGCCACACTGTCGGGCGTGGGGGATGAGTAGCCAACGAATTGTGGATTATTTTTTAGAAGCTAGTCCACCCTTCTTCATCTTCTTAGTTTTCTTTGGTTTAGGTTTAGAAGCTAGGCCACCTTGGTTATAACCACCCGGACCCAATTCATCTCTTTCAGATGCACTAAAATCAGAACCCATACTAAAACCACTATCTTGAGGTGTTTCATTTCCTGCTGTATCATCTTGCGAATAACCACCAGAATAGTCTTGTCGTCCTCTACCTGTACCACCCGGAGTTGGGGAGCCTCTCAGACTTGCTTCTAAAGCTGCTCCCTTTGATGATGTGTCTACCGATTCATCACCACCTGTTTCTTGGAATCCTGAATCTTTAAATACATCAGAAGTTTTAACTCTTTTTTCTGCTTTCTTTGCTTCTTCTATAGCTTTTTCTGCTTGTCGCACTTTACCTTCATACCTAGCAGCTTCAAAAATATCTTGTTTTTCTTTTCTTGAAAGTGCATCATTGTCAAATGCAGTTTTAACTTTGTTGTACTCATCACCCGTTAAAGTAAATACATCATCATCTAATTTAAAGTTAACTAATGCATCAGATGACAGGGGTTTACCTGTAGCTAAACCTAATGCACCTTGTACACCCCCAAATACACCCGGTAACGTACCCATATTTTCAAAAGATACTCCATAAATTATATCCGTACCCGGAATGCCTAGTCTACCACCGCCCGGACCATACTTTTCTTCTTCTGATTTAGCGTGGTCAGCATCACCTCCATCTTCACGTACAGTAGTAGTCTGCGGTGTTGTAGGTGCTACAGTTGCTTCTTCTACCTTAGTAGCTTCAGGGTCTACAAACGTATAGCCTTCTGGTACAGGGTCTAGTAAGTCACCTGTTGTTTTACTTTTACGTAGTTGAATAACATTACCTGCTTCATTTTTATATTCTACATATTCAAAGTCTACGCCCGGAACATTATCCCCTACAAAGCCTTTAAAAGTAGGAATTTCTGCAGGTGTGTACACAGGAGTAGTAGGTACTACAGCTTGCACTGGTTGTACATATTGTTGTGATGCAGCTTGTTGCGGTATAGCTGCTACACCTGTTGTTGGTGCTGCAGCTTGTTGCATACCACTAATACCATATTGTTGTTGTTGTGCAGTCGCAGGAACAAAACCACCTATATTATATTCTAACTCATCTTCCATGTCAAGGTCATTAATATCAAATGGCAAATCATCTGGCATAGTAGCTTCATCACTATTGCCCATTTGACCCATTTCTTCCATCTGTTTTAATCCCATCTTAGCTTGCTGTCGCATCTGCATAAGATTATTAAGACCAATAAAGCGTACAACATCAGCAGGAAATACAAACTCGCCTTCACTTAGCTGTGCCGGAATGTCATCACGTACTTCTTCTTGTGTAGAACCGGGCGGCACGTCATTACCAGATACAGGGTCTACTGTACCACCTTCATCCATAAGACCACCATCGTCAAACATTTCCATTTGTTTATTCAGAGCCATTGATTTCATCCCTAAGTTGTTTTAGTCTACGTAATACTGCTATTGCACCTTGCTGTCTATGTAATGCAATAGTATCGGTTGATTGTTCCATTACTTTGTGATGTTGCTCTATCGCATCATCCAAATAATTATTGAATGCCTCCCATTGGTGGTTGTTGCCCACCAACGGCTTGAGGCTGCTGAGTATTTGCTTCTTGTCCATTTGCACTAAATCCTTGTTCACCCGGTACAGGTACTTGTCCTGTGCCTATATTACCACCACCTGCGCCAGTTGGGTCCATTGGACTACCAGTAGCCATGCCTTGTTCTGGTTGTGCAGGTGCTTGGAAGCCTTTCATAATCTCTGCTTGCAGAGCAGCTTCATCCATATTGTTGGTTACTTTGTCGGGGTCTAAGTCCAGTGATGATGCAATCTCACGGATTACATATTGGAACTTAGCAAAAGGTGCAAGTGCTGGGCTACTTGCTACTTGCAGGAACTGCATCAAACGCTGACTACGTACTTCGTTAGCCATAAGACTTTCAGTTCCACGTGCCTTAACTTCTAGGTCGCCTTTAATTTCAGGGTCAAAGTCAAACTGCATATTAAAACGGAAGAAACCTTCGCCTAATGGGCGTAGAAGATAATCATCCACATTCTTTACAACAGTTTTGATACCACCACTGGCAGCACCCATAAGCATTGATATGCCGGATGCAGTACGGCCTACACCAGATACCCCTGTTTGCCCATGAGCAAAGCTAGGCATACCTGTGCTTTCGTCTGATAACTGACGTGCTTTGTCAAACAGCATCATATTCTCTGATGATACATTTGGAAACTTAGTTCCAAAGATAGCTTGACCCGGCGCACCACCTTGTCTACGGAATACCTTGCCCGGATATAGTGACAAGTCCTGACCCGGCACTAGATTAGTTTCATCTAGTTCCATAATCAAGTTACCCGATAGGACAGCGTTATCGACAGCCATACGCATAAACCCATTCATAAGAGTTTGTGTATCGTCCATGTTTTCTGCAATACCCACTCCAAAGAAAGAGTACGGGTTCAGTTCGTATGGCGCAGCATGGTATGGAATCTTGCTAGGCTTGAATGGATTAAGAACCATACGAATAAGTTTGCCATTACATATCCACACGTTTGCTTGCAGTTCGTCAAAGTCTTGCAACTCATCTGGTATTGTAATGTCTTGCTCTTCAAGCATATCGACATCAACCATGCCCCAATACTCAAGTACTTCAAAGCGTTCAATAGAAGACTCAGGTGCATAGTCAGATAGGTCATCTTCCCAATACTTCTTTGTGTAGTTCTCACCAATAGCAATAACCTCGTCAATTACTTGACCACGGAAGTATGGACGCTTCTTGAGACTACGTAGTTGTGAACGTGACATCTTGTGCCGTTCAATTACGTACTGCGCTTCATCCATGTTATTCGCATCAGGGTCAGGATAAAAATTCCAAACTGATACATGCTGTACTTGCGGAACTGTCTTAAACAGTGGGTCATAGTTACCTTCATCATCCCAATTAGGATACTCTTTGTCCGTAGCAAACGGGCCTTTCATTACACCTGTACCAAACAGTGCCATCTCAAATGCAGAGTTACGCATATGCTTACCCGCACCAGACTCTTCTAGTTGGTCGTGTATCTTCTTTTGCATCTTCTTAGCAGCAATCATAGCAGGGCTAAATGTAATCGCTGTAGGTGTCTTACCCGGACCTTCTTTTAGTTTCTCCTGCACTGGCTCTAGTTTGTTCTGTACTACGCCTAGCTTCTCTTGCAGTGACTGTGCAGTAGCACCCGGCTCCAAGTCGTTGCCATCACCAGCAAAACCGTATGGGCTAGTAGACAGTGCTGTGTCACCACGTAGTTGCTCTGGTTCCTGTGGGTCAAAGCTAACATCTTCTACCACGCCTTCTGGTAACTCAGTAGGGTCTACAGATAAAGGAAAACGCTGATTAGCAAACAAGACATCTACAATCTGTCCGTAAGCTGCCAGCGTCTTTGTCTTCGTTACTTTAATAAATACGCGAGACTTTTCTGCCTCAGTAAACTGTACATCAGGTCCATATAGACCACGGTAGTTACGGTAAGCACGTAGCCAGCGGTCTTCATCTTGTTCACGATAATCTTCTGAACGCTGGTATCTTTCGTAAATAAATGGAATGATGGATGATACATCGGCATCTACAACTACAGAATCATCTGTGTCTTCTAGTGCAATTGCATCGTCTTCAATCATAATTTCTTCTTCAGCCATAATGTTTTCCTTAATATCCGAATGTGCTGTCTGCTACACGCATACCTGTACTTGGTCTTCCCATAGGGTCATAATCAAATATACTAAATCTTGGTCTGGACATTATACCATATCTTAAGGCATCATACAAGTGGTCTTCACTATTCGTATCAATGTCTTCTGGATTTTTCTTATCAAGCGGGATGGCTGGTAACTGCGATATTGTATTTGTGCAGCTATTAAAGAATACAAGTCTAGGCTCCTCTGTAAATTCATCTACCTGCAAACGCCTGTGTATTTCGTTCTTACCTGCTACACGGCTACCACGGCTTCTATCTGATGGACGCCAACGGCATCCTCGTGCAATCATAGTCTCCGCAAGAGACGGTCCAGTATCACCACGCTTATGCCAAAGACTGCTATCCAACACACCATATTTAATAGTTCCATCACCCGCCTCTAATTCAAGTATCATATCTGCCAAGTCTGCGGCAAGGACTTTAGAAACGTAAAGTTCTCTATATACCACAAGCTGTTCATTAGGTGCAACAGCAAACCAAATAACACCAGACTTACTACCGTAACCGTAGTCACAAGCGCGAAACTTAACCCAGTTGTGAGGAATATCAAAAGGCTCGACAACATGAATATTACGGTCAAATTCCGTAAAAGCCGCACCTTCTTTAATATCCCAATCACCTTCAAGGAGTTGGCGTCTTTGTTGCTCTGGCATGGAAAGCAGCATTGCTTCGTAGTCACCCGACTCTGCCAGATAAGGATTGTCTGATAATCGTGCTGGGATAAACCGCCTTTTAAATAAAGACTTTCCAGCCTTCTCGTGTCCTGCAGGGTATCGCAGTACCTCTCCTGTTTCGCTATCTGTGGCATCGAAGGCTCTATTATACGGTGAAGGGTCAATAAACATTTTCTTAACCCAGTGATGACCTCTTCCTCCGGGGTTAGTTGTGGCTCTCATAAAGATAGGCAAGTCAGGTGCAGTGGACCGTAGACGTGAACGCATGTAATTCCAAGCGTAGGGTGTGGCCCACTGAGTCAATTCGTCAAACCCTATCCAGCTAAACGCTAGACCCTGATAACGCAAGACATCATCATCCCTATCAAGATATGACATCCACAACCTTGCGCCAGATGGTGCAGTCCACTGCATTTTTCTCTCTGACCATTTGATACCCGGCCAGATTTTTGGGTACAACTCCTGCGACTTAAATACAAGTTCTCTTAGTTCTTCTGTTGTATGTCGCAGTAGCAATCCACTAAATGCGGGATGCCCCATGTAACGTAGTGGGTCAGATAACATAGCGTAGGATTTACCACCGCCAGCACTTCCACCATATAGTACCTCTCGTTCCGCTGCCGCTAGAAAGTCAGTCTGTGGGCCGGGGTTAGGCTTGAATAGTACGTTAGCTGTTTCTTCAATAGCTTGTGTTTCATATTCAATAGGCTGTATATCAACCGTTGGCTTTGGAGCCTGTTCTTTCTTCTTGGAGACTTTTCGCTTTGGCGATTGCCGTTTCCGCATACTCTGCCCACTTGAGGAGGCTTTTAGCTTGGTTCTTACGCTGTCGTTCATTCTGTAACCGTTTCCTTAGACCTACGTGAGATATGTACCTTCCTGTATTGGTACTTAGCCAGTTGGCTACTTCACGATAACTATACTGATTTACGTGTGACCTAGCCTTCTCTAGCAGGTCAAGTTCTGTTGGTATTGGGTCAAGAATGTCGGGGTCTTCATCATTTCTTTTATAACCGAAAGGTACAGTCCTTGCAATGCGAGGTATCTGCACCCATTCGTTTTCTTCTTTAATGTCGGTTGGTTGTGGTAGCTTCCACTTACCTATGCTGCGTGTCATTTGTTGGCCTAATAAATAATGTATCACAATCTAAACATATACGTCTGTTTTTGCCCTTACGTTTCATGTTTTTAGTTATGCAGTTCGGACAGGTATCTTTTTTTCTACTTTCTTTAATGGGTGCATCCCAATCAATAAAGCTAGTCATCTTCTACAACTGCTTTAGGTGGCATAAGCATTACACCGCCCGATGCTTCTACTTGCATCTTCTCAGTTTTTACCAGACCAGTACGGTCAAGCAGTTCTTTAGCGGCAGACATCTTATCACGTATGCCTAACTCAGTTGGGTCATACAATGCATGTGTCATAGCTATCGCAGCCTTCGGTGCATTACGTGCCATGTACATTTGAGTCGCCTCAAGTATTTCTTCTTTAAGACCTTTAACAATTTCTGCAGTACTAGAAGTGTCAGCATATCCCGCCAGTTTCTTTGCTTGCACCATATCGCCACCTGCCTCTTCAAACAGGACGTTGAGTAGTGCTTGTTGCTTATCAGTTAATTGTCTAGCCATTAAAACTCACCATTGTGCATTGCATTTGCTAATTTTGTACTTCTTGATTTTACCTGAATTGCCCACCTGCTGTCAAGCATTTCTTTTGCTGCAATATCAAATTTACCTTCATGGATAGCATTCCACATCTTTACGAACTTACACAGTCTTGGGACACCCATATTGAATGCCATATCCATAAGTACAAGTTGACGTACACTGTCTAGCTTGTCTACGCAAGGGTGCGCACGTACAAGTTCTTCCTCGACAATCTGCACGTCATTCTGTGCTAGATACATAGCATCTGCTTCCGTGATACCTTCAGTATGAACAATAGCCATATTAGGTATGTCCATCCATTCCAGTTCTTCTTTAGTGATGCCACGGTCTTCTAGGTTACGTCCGATACCAATAGTATCAATTCCAAGTGTATCCTGATATACCTGAAGGCGTAAACCTTCATGTGCAATTAGTTTCTGTATAAAGTCTTCTCTACGATATTTCATTTCTCATGTCCTAGCCACACCGCAAATGCACCTGTCATTGCCCCCGTGACTACACTCACCAGTGCTGACTGTTGTGTTGTCGGGTCTGGAAGAAGCATGAACCATTCCACTACTCTCCACGCTGATATTGACATCATCAGCATCATAAAGCGGGGTAGTATCTTCCACTTTAGAAATCTTTCCATTGTTAGTTCTGCCACGATTAATCCTCGCTTGTTCTTCCGTAGTCCTGTTGTGCATGTCCCACATATGGTACACTATTTCTTTCCAAAGAATTTAGTTGCGCTACGTACTCCAAAAGAAGCGGCAACGATAACTCCCAAGGAATATTGATACCATTCAGGCATTGAGTTGAGTTGCGCAAATCCGTTTGCAACTATTTCTTCCATACCCGGTATGAACGCAAGAACAAGAGGTAGACTGAACAGAATTGTAAGCCACTCGTCTTTCCACGATGACTGACTACCTTTAGCCATTTCCAAATCCCAGTCAATCTCGCCAGTAGCTTTTCTTTCCATGACTGTAGCTTCTGCTTTAGCCCTTGCCACTTTTGTTGCAGCTTCTGCTTTAGTTTTTTCAACTTTTCCATCTAACCATGTCCCCGCTAAATTAGCAATTGGTCCAATCAATAAATTCAACATTAGCCTCTCCGAAACCTTGCTGTCTTCTTTGCAATACCTTTAGGCTGTGCTACGTGCTGTTTACCTGCAGCCTTACCTTTTCTCTTAGCCCTAGTTGTAGCAGAGTACTCCGCACTTGTCAAGGACTTTATTGCTTTTTCAGGTAAATATCTTTCTCCTGTCTTTGCAGAAGGCTTGCCTGATTTAGTACGCCACTTCTGTGCTGTCCAGTTTTTTAAACTCTGCTGTGGTTTTTTCATTGTAGTTTTTCCCTAATTGACTTCAGTGTTTCCTTCAGTGTGGGTTCGTCTTTTTCACGTGGATTATAAATGCACTGATACTGCCGTGGACAAAACTCGCTAATCGTTATAGTTTCGATTGTATTGTTTGCGCCTTTATACGTACAGATATATTCTGTGTATGGATTTTCTTTTACCTTAGTTCTTTCATAGGCAACCAGTCTACATGTAGTCCACTTTATCTCGTCTGCCCTAGCTTGCTTAGACATAAGGAACATAATAAAAGAGTAAAGAATTGCTGCAGCTAGTCCAAGCATAACAATCCATGCCACAATCTCTACAAACTTTTGTCTACGTTCACGCTGTCTATATAGAGTCTGCTGTCGCTGCTTACGTATCTGACCTTCCATACGAACTAGGTCATCCCATTTAGACCTACCCATAGTCAGGCTAATCCACTGTTGCAGTTCGTATCGCTGTGCTGCTGCCTTTTCTTTGTTAGCAAAAGCAGTAATAGCTTCTTCTTCAATGCTTGCGCCACTAAATAGCTTCTTGAAGATAGGTGGGTTCTTGGCTTCCTTCTGCGCTTGGTCAATATCACTTAGCGCACCCATCCAGCGAGACAAGTCACCAGCCATAGACTCAATGTCACGACCTACTTGCATCCCCTTTTTGATAGCACCGAAAGCAGCCGATGCTGTAGCCATTGCGCTAATAGGGTCCATCTATGCAGCTTCTTCCGCTAGTTCTTCTACAGGATTCTGTGCTGATACGCCCATCCACTTAGACCACTCAGCGTAGTAGTGACGCATACCCACCTCATCGTGGATTGTGCCGCCTTCGTGTCGCCCATGCAGGATGTTACGTGGCTCTGTGCCTGTACGCATTGTAGTCCCTTGACCAGCTACGCCAATCAAGTCTTCGTGTAGGTTACGACCAAACGGCCCCCAGATAGAGTTGTGGTGTTCAATACGTGTGGCTCTATCTTCTGGGCTGTCACTCTTCAAGCCGTAGCCACGGAACTCAATCAGTACCTTGTTAGGTCCAAGTGGGGTTACGCTATCGCTACGGTACGCACTGCCACGTAAGTTGAAGTTAAAGCCGGGGAACAGGTCAACCATATACCACTGGTTTGGTGGCAGGTTAGGGAAAGATAACTCACCTCTGTCTTCAAAGCCTTCATACTCTTCGTAGTTCACTGTGAAGCTAGATACGTTTACGTGTCCGTTGTTGAATGGTATGTTCTTACGGGCAAAGTATGCATCGTTAAATCCTGTGACTCTATTGTGGTAGTGCATGAAGTCATGGTAGAACTCACTGTTAGTGTCATGCCACAGTTTGTAGTTCGTGTCAATAATAGCCTTGTGGTAGTGAAACACTTCTAGTGGTTCAGTATTGATAGCATCATCAATGCAGTCAAACGCACCATCTAGCCACTGCTCAAGTCCCTGTGTAGGATTACGGTCTAGTGTAGTCCACACCATCCCACCGTAGGCTACCTCTGTGTGTAGCTTATCCCATGCAGCATAATCTAGTTCAGACAGATTACCTGCCACTCGCATAATGCCGGGGTTGTGATACAGATAGGCTTGGATGCCATCAGCCTCATGTGCAATCAATACATTCTTGTGTGCAATCTGTGATGTACGATAACGTCCTACTTCTGGTAGTTCACTCTCGTGGCACACTGGCACCCATACTTTAGCAAATATCTTTTCAATCTCTTGCTCATATAGGTCATAGTCAGAATAGATAAGCGAACTGATGTGTTCTATGCTGGGGGTCTTAGTCCATTGTTTATGATTACGTGGCGGCATTAATAAAGTTTTACATCCTCTGGGTTTACATATCTGGGTACACAGTACGCAGTTACTCTATCTTTTGGGTCTATTAGATATTTGTATTGGTAGTTACCGTAGCGTTTAGTAACACGCGAGGCAAAGTAATTACATTCGTTTATATCACGAAAGTACATATCACCACTTTCTAGTCTACGTGCATCCCCGGTTCCCAGATAAACGAGAAGCAGGAATACGTGTGCGGTCACGACTTATACCCACCACCAGCTTTCTTGTAAGCAGACGCAAGCATCTGGGCTTTACGCGCTGACCACTGACCGGGTGCGCCGCCTTTACCGCCAGCTTTAATGCGATTGAATTGTTGCTTCCTCATTCCGGGCTTAGTATAATTGCCAGCTTCGTTAACTCTCGATTTGCTCTGTGGCGCACCGCCTTTCGCAAGGCTAACCTTTCTAGTCGGTTTCTTTTTCGCTGCAACCGATGGGGCTTTCTTTTTAGCGGCTGGCTTTTTAGTGACACGTACCATCTCCTGTCTCCTATCTCGCTGGGTCAAAAAATTCTTCGCATGACGTAGTAACAACTAGCTTGCTTGCTGTACCTGCTGTGCATTTTATAATATCACCCGCATGTAAAAATAGCTGATTGTTTCTAGTAAATATAGACTCATACGAACCACCTGCAACATTATGGGCAGTCAGTAGGTCATACTCTGTGTTATCGTCTGCATGAAAAAGGTGTAGGCTCAAAGTCACGTTACCTGTATGATTGTTACTCACAAAAAAGTTTCCTAAGTGAGAAGAAAAGTTTGCGGGTACAGTGTACACAGTTGTCTTGTTCGTTGTAGACAACGGCACAACTTCAGTACGAAACTTTGAACCTGATTGTAATACTGGCATTACTTCTTCTTCTTAGCCATGCCACCGCGCATCATCTTCTTCTTTGATGCTGCTTTCATCATACCACCGCCACGCATACGCTTCGGTGCTGTCTTAGTAGCTGCACCACCACGCATCATCTTCTTTGATGCCATTTTAGTTTTACCCTTCATTACGTAATCTCCGTCTTTCTAGCACAAGGCTTTCAAATGTATCTTCTGGAAAGTGTTTGTAGTATCCACTCTTTTCCAGACTCAGTGCTGCATCGTCAAGCAGCGATAGCTTCTGCACGAATACCATGCAGTATGTCAAAGATTCATCTACGATGTCATCTTCGATTAGAAAGTCCAGACCAGCTTGTTCAGCGTTATAGTCTGGATGGAACACCATAAGGTGCAAGTCAATGCCAGCGACTGACATCAATTCATTCATGCCATCACAAAAGCCATCTAGGTACTTTATGTCTGGCAGTACTTCACTAGCCCACACCACAATGTCATAGTCATGTGTATCAAATACACGTACAGCTTCTAACAGCCCATCAATACCTGTGTTGATACTGAATGTGACTTTGTTATCTGCCCATGCCTGTTTAGCGTATGGACAGGGTGGTAGGCCATTTAACTTTACATTCGGTATCTCAAGAAAGTTATGTGACCACTTACGTATGTCCTGTTCAACAGGGTGCATTACTTACCAGTGATTTTCTTGTACGCTTCTGGGCTTTCAGCCTTCAATGCTATTAGGCCGGGGTTATCTTTAACCATACCACCTGCTGCATACATATGCTTCTTGCCACCTGACATACCACCATAGGCCATTTGTGTTTTCTTTTTGGGTTTTTTCATTTTACCCATTCCAATACTAATAGCTAGTACAGGAACATCCTTTTTAACTGAACCACCTTTATTAAGTTTACGGCCACCTGTAACCATAGAAGGCGCAGGAGTATCCTCTCCACGCTTTTTAAGTTCTTTAATAGCAGCACGAACTTCTGTAGCAGTAGCACCACTGTTCTTCATTAGCATAGCTTTCAAAGCTGGCGTTGGTTTTTCTTTCATAGACATATTTAGCCACCTCTTTTATTGTTGTGTATTGCTTTTACCATACCACCTTTACGGTAGTCGATGCTTCCTTTACGCGGCATACCACCCTTATTAAAGGATTCTCCACCACGTCCAGTTACACCACTTTTACGGCGACTAGGACTAGGTTTTGGCGACCTCGCATTTGGTCCTTGCATTGAACGTGGTGCTGCTCCAATACGGTCACTAGCTCTACCACTACGTCTACGAACACCTGACTCACCTGCTTTTGTAGGTTCCATTTCATCAATACGAGCCATAATCTCACGCGCACGTGTCGTGCTAAATCTTGCACGAATGTCTCGCATAAGAGACTCTTGTTGATTTTTAGTTAGGCGATTAAACGCCGCCTCATTAATTTCACCCGTCTTGCGATTAATTGCAGTGGCAAAATCATCAGGCTCTTTTCTTTTCTTTCCTCGCGCAGTAGCAGATGCTTTAGCCCTAGCACTCATAGTATCACGAACATCTTTTGCTTCCATTTCCTCTTCACGTCTGGCTGCGCTTTCGCGTTCAGCTTTAGTTTTGCCTGTACGTTTCTTTTGAGATGCTTCTACTTTTCTTTCTGCCCTTGCTCGTGAGCCTTCACTACGCTGCTGCTGTAAGAAACCCGGCTCCGGTGACTGTGTTACCTTACCAGCCTTGCCTTTTTGTACGTCTACCGCACCTTTTACTTTATCACCTGCAATTGGGTCTTGAGCCATACCTTCTGATTGTGTTTTACTACGAGATTTAGGACGCTCTTTAAATTTTGCTTTAGCAGCATCAATACGTTTCTTTTGTGCATCCGTAGCACCTTTATCTAATCTACCATACATTGCACGTGCGGTAGTAATACCGTTCTCTGCAATTTCTCCTATAAATTTAGCGAATGACATCTGTTGATTCTCCTATTACCATTTCACTTTATGTGACCAGTACTTCGCTGACAGCTTGCTGGTCGGCTTGCCCTGTGCATTGTGACGTGCATAGTAGGACTTCTTACGTGCTTTGTCTTTAGCAGACTTAGGATTCTTCCCAGCACCAGATACGCCTTGCTGTCCAAAGCGAATAAACTTGTATGTGTCACCTTCCTTTGCCATCACACAATGTGACTTCTTAGGATGGTTAGGTGTCTTCTTAGGCTTGTTAACGCCAGACAACCCTTCTTCTTTCATTTTATTCTTTACTCTTTCAGGTATAGCCATTACGTAGGTGTTCCTTTAGGTGCGCATTTAAACTTGAAGCTGTGAGGTATACGAGGTAACAGAGGTATTGTATCTGCTATCATCTCTTCAACACGTAGGACACACTCTGCTCTGGTCTTATATGGACCACGAGTATCCTCTGCCTCAACACAAGCATCAGGGTTTATTATTGTACAGGCTAATATAGCTGCATAAAACATCACTCATTCCTCTCTGTCCACCCTTCTGCTCTCATAGCATCTTCTACGTGTTTCAGAGTAAAGGAACGACCATAGTGTGCTTCCACTGCCTGTCGCACGTAGAAAACATCACTATGGGGTATGTGGAGTTTGTCTAATGTATTAGTACGGATAGCATGGTAGAATGCTTCAAGTACATTGTCTGTGTATAGTTTTACAGATTTCTTCGCCATTGTCAAGAACTTTCTTTGTACAGATAAGACAATCATAGCATTACACTTAAGTGTTACAGTTAAACTGTATTAGCAAAGAAAATTTAGGGATAGCTAACAATGCTACATTTAAGTGACTTAGTTATAGTGTATTTTAATTAGAAGTAAATAACATTTAAGTAAGTCACTTAAGTGAGTCTTAGTTATAGTGCTAATTATACCAGATTTCAGGGGGGTTGTCAAGTCTTTTATTTTCATGCATCTATAGTTGCCTATTTTTTAGGCAGTTGCACAATACTTGTGCATATATGTAATGACAGTTGCCTCTGTGGTTAACACTGAATTTACCTAATCTGTGTAGATATACAAGTATATATACGCTATACCCCCGCATGGCTCCTGCCCGGCCACCTAACTGCGCGGGTGATGCGCCGCATAATGCGTTGCGTAGCGCATGGTTAGAGCCAGATGTAGTGACCAAGCATCCGTCTACATCAAGATGTAGTAGATATGATGTTCTCAGCCAGTTGTAAACAACTGTTATGGTATCAGTTGCCATACGAAGTATGATTGTAAATGGCTGACTTCACAGATTTACAACAAGTTGTAATGCTCATGCTTCTACTACTCAGCTATGCTGTCCTTAGTCCGCTGTCGGACTTGCTGTCAACAGTTTACTGTTGCATATATGTCACACTACACCGCCAAACCTCGCTACCCGTCACGAGTTTCGCGCACCAATTTCGGAAACGTAGTTTCCTGCAATCACAAGCGAAACGGCAAGCGCAGACGATGGCGCGAGGCAAACTCCAAACTTTAACTATCTTCTTACGGTTTTAAGGAATATACCCCTTGAACTTTAGTGAAAGGGGATATATCCCTATAAAACCTAAAGATAGATAAAAGGAAAATATCATGGCTAAATCAACTTCAAAATCGTTCTCTGTTCAATTAGCTGAAGCTAATAACACTCTCCAAGACAAAGGCTTAGTATTATCCCAATGGGATAAGTCAATCACCAAAGGTGATGTCAGTCGCTTCAAGAAACTCTGTGAGTTTGGTGGCTTTTGGTTCTCCCTTGGAGAAATACTTGTAAAGCTACGGACAGAGTCCGGTGGTAATCGTACTGACTCAGCTTTGCTGAAAGATGCCAATCTTCATACCGTTGCAAAGCAACGCCGTAGTGAAGCCATGAAGTTCTTTGAGAACTTCTCTGTAATCGTTGAAAACGATTTGCTTGGTAAGAAATCTTCGATTTGTAGCATGAAAGATTTGCTGAAAGCAGTCGATAAGATTGTCAACCCAAAGGTTGAAGAGATTGTTGAACCAGAGGTTGAAACACCTGTTGAACCTCAAGATGAGGTTAAGCAGATTGAGGACAAGTCCTCTGTACAGTCTGAAAAGACTGCTGAAGATTTGGCACTTGAAGTTCTACTGCAAGTAGAAATGAATAATATCAGCATAGCTGATTTTGAGATTGCAATAGCAAATGCTATTGGTATGATTAAACAAGACAACGAAGTTGTACCTTTTGAGGCTGTAGGGTAATCCCTACAGTCTACCTTTTCTTAGTCCGACAGCGGACTTAGCTTAATACGGAGTATTAAATTATGATTAGAGAATATTTCCATAGCATTTGTTGCCTGTTCTGGTGGTGTATAGCGTTCATGGCGTTTGCATCATCACCCATTATCCTTGTGCTACATGATGCCATGTCTGCAGGAATAATGCTTTGCATTAGCTTTATGACTTGGGCAATGGGTTTGTGTTTTTATGAGAGTGCTTTGCGGATTAGACAGTTCCGCATCGAAGATGAAATTATTGAGAGGTATAGAAACAATGGCTAAACGTGGTGCAATCGTAGATATGGGTAAGCACAAGCCGTTAGGCTCAAGCTGGCGTAGCATGGATACTCAAGCCTATAGCCGTAGCTATGAGCCTGAGACACGGCCTGATTTCCATGTTTATGTGACGGGTCAAGCTGATGCTTGGCAAGCTGAGTATGATGCCAAGATTGCGGCAGATGCAAAGCGGCAAGCACAAATGCAAGCATTGTTTGACTTGAAGCAAAGGATGATTGACAAGAATTTGGTATAGTGTATAACGTAATACATACTGATACTTTAGTGAAGTATGTATTACTTATATAACACTTAACTAGTCCGACAGCGGACTAACAACTTGGAGTTTTAGATGACTTACAAAGATGAATTACTACAGACCTTGTGGGATTTGTTCAAGGATGTACATGGTGTAAGGCCACGTGGCATGAACTATGACCTGTGTTCTATCACAGACCTACAGTCTGAGGTTGCTACGCTTCAACGTATGCTTGATGAGGAACTACGTCATCAGCGCAAGCTAGAAGATGATGCAATTAATTCTTGCATGGACAGTGGCTGTCCTGATATAGCTACAGCTATGCGTTGGCTTGAAGATGCTTATGAAATGGAGTGGGTGTAATGACTGCTAGATGTTTTGATACTTACTATGCCGCTGTGCATTTTGTTGGATTCCGTACAGATGCGCAGTACAGCGCGGCGGTGAGAGTGTTTGGTAAACCTGACTTTATCCACTCTTACCATGACTATAGGTCATATGGCGATATTGACTTTGACAATGACCTTATTGTATATAGTGACAAGGGTAATACTTACCCTGACCCACTATATAGTGACCAAGATTCTACCAGATTTTAATGGAGTGGGTGTAATGAAACAGTTTATTGTAATGGAATGGACTATGACGTGGGATTGGCAACCTATGCCAGTGGTATGTAATGATGTGTTTGAGGCACAGGAAATTGCATCTGAATCTGCCGAAGAAAAATGTGCCGAAGCTATGGGCTGGAAATGGGAATCCAATGCAATCATAAATTGGCGTTGGCCTCATGGCACTTGTGCTGTAGTACATGCTGAGACAGGCGAAGTCTGGGCGGCATGGAAAGTAATTGAAATTGATGTTCCAAACATGGAGAATGTGTAATGAAAACCGAATTTAATATGGCACTTGCTGTCAAGAATATCATTGCTATGCGGCGCAAGGCAAAGCCAGCAGATGTAGCACATGGCATTGCATGGTACGCCGAAGCGTATGAAGAATGCCGCATCATGGCTGACAAGTACAACTTGCCAGAATACATTGTTGTTGGTGTCGTGGCGGCACTGTCACCAAACAATCGCTGGGCTATCAATGTCACCAATGCTGACAACTTGATTGCGGCATGGCGTAATGGCGGCAAGCCCGAAGATGTATCAGTATGTACATACAATGCCATGAAGCTGAAAGCATGGTCTATCCTTGAGCAGATGCCAATGCGGTATTCCGAACATGACACCGTTATTGTTGATGAAGTCAAAACCATTCTCAATGGCAAGAAGATTGTATGTTTCTACGAAAACATCATGGGTGATGATACCTGTACCATTGATGGTCATGCACGTAACATTGCTTACAATGAACGTGTCAATCTGACTGACAACAAAACCAATATCGGTGTTGTCGAGTATCGCAATCTTCAAGATGCGTACCGCATTGCGGCATCACGTTGTCGTGTCAACGGCAAGCGATTGAAAGCGTATGAGTTGCAAGCTATCACTTGGGTGACTTGGAGAAAGTTACACGGTATCGCTTGACAAGCTGAAAAACCTTATGTATATCTTATGTAACATATATACTGATACTTTAGTGAAGTATATATTGTTACTTAGATATACTAGACTAGTCCGACAGCGGACTAATGGAGAATTGACAATGCGTATTAAGACAATCAATCCTGTAGCAAAGGCACTCCTACAGAATAATCGCAGACGTTCACAAGTAGTGCCTGACAAAACCAAATACAATCGAAAGAAAGATAAGCACAATGCAAATCAAGCTAGACAACATGAAGAACCAAAAGACAACTAAGCCAGAAGGCAAGCGTGACCATTGGCGTAGTTACAACAAGCGCAAGCAGAATGTAAGACGTACTGCAAGGCGTAACACTCAGATAGCACAGGAGCAAAGCTATGGGTAACCAAGTAAGAATATATTGGAATCTTCATAAGAAATGTTGGTCTGTACAAGACCGCAAGACAGGCAGAGTAATCAGACATGAGACTACTTGCGTCCTATCTGCTGGCAAGTTTGTTGTTCGCAAAGCTGGGCAAGAAAAGGTGAGACGTGAAGGCAAGAAGAATGTTCACGCCTTTGCTGTAGGCACAGTATCAACCTTGGATGCTAGGGCTTTCATGCAAGATACTTGCAGACCTGTCACATACAATCCCTATGTCAATGACACCTTTGTGTTCAGAGATACAGGTGAATCTGTTACCGACATTGACACCATCGTTGTCGGTAAATCCGAAGGTAGGCCATGTGTATGGGCTTACCAAAGCAACAACCCTAAGTCCGACAGCGGACTAACCAACTAACCAACACAAAGGAGATATTATTATGACAACACTTAACATTGAGAACACCATCAAGTCTGGCACATATCACAAGCGTTCAACAGGTATGACAGGACAAGTACTTGCAACACCTCAGATTGAGGCCAAGCTGGGTAAAGTAGAAAGACTGTATGAGCAGTATCATGGCGTGTCTCTAGGCCGTTACAACCTGTATCGTGCTATCCTGCCGCTTGCTCGTGAGACTAAGGCTGACAGTGGTGGCTTCATTCATGGTGATGCTGGTGCTATTGTACTCAAGGCACTTGATGTAATGCACAAGGCACTTGGCAAGGCTGTACGCCGCAAGAACCGCAAGCCTATCTCTGTTGAGATTGGTACACTTCAAATCGACAACCTGCGTGACCTTGCTCGTGGCAAGCGTGGACGTAAGGCAATCAGGAAGGTAGCATAATATGTATTGGGAAATCGGTATCAAGATGGATGGCGTCAGTGGTGTGTACAATGTACACCCACAGCCATTGGCTGAGTCAGTATGGAATCATGCTGTTGAACATGCAATGGACATGGCGCAAGCCTTGTACCCTAATGCACACATTGAACTAGAGTTTGTTAAGGAGTTTGAAACAGATGGATAAAAAACTATACAACGTAAAGATTGACTTTGAGATTTGGTATGACCGCAACTTTGAGATTGAGGCATACGATGTCTTAGAAGCAGAAGTAAAAGCGGGTGAGATGGCAAGGGAACAGACCATGCACCTGATTGGTGTTGACATAGATGTGGAAAACGATGGTGGCTGGGCGTATGGTGACCAAGACTACAGCACTGCGTATGTAGAGCTAGAAGAATGAACTGCTGGCACTGTAAGACAGAACTGATATGGGGTATTGACCATGACGTATCAGATGAAGAAGATTTCTACAGCATGAGGACTTGCTTGCACTGTCCTAAATGTGGATGTGATGTAGACGTATGGTATCCAAAGGAGAACACAGACGATGACTAATCAACTTAATTTACCACTAGACCATGAGCCTTGCATTAACCGTTGGGCAATCTTAATGGCTGACGAAGATGTATCCAGAGGATACCACATTAGTTGGGATGCCGCTTATGAATCTGCATGGAATGAAATTGAACTCAACATAAAGTGGGAGAATAGTGATGAAACTACAGGACAATGAAATTGCAATCATCTGGTCAGCCGAAGATGTGAAACAAGAATGTGAATGGCTGACTGATGAACAAGCCCTTGATGTACTACAGGCAATAGAACACAGACACGATGCTTGCATTGGTATTAATTGGGAAGTGATATACTACACTGCCGAACAAATGTATCCAAAGAAGGAGAATGAAAATGATGACTGATGATTTTGAAGCCATCAAAGAATATGTGCTTGACCATTATGAACATTTTGGTGCATACCCAATGGAAGTTGAAACCGATACCCAAGTATATACATTTGACCAGTATTGGGCTATCTTAGATAAGGAGACAAACAATGATAACACTTAACCTACCACCAAAACAAGTCAACGCCATGCTAGTCGCAATGGACACTGAGATTGATTATATGTTTGAGACAGGTGGAAAACCTGATTGGGAATCATTCCCAGAGATTGCCGCAATGCTAATGGCTTACTATACTGTACGTTGTAAATTTGAGGAGAACCAATATGCCTAATCATACAGATAACAGAGTAATCCTGTCACACGCTGACAGCCAGAAGATTGATGACATCTACAATGTGATGAACACAGACGATGCTTCACTACTGCAACACATCATCCCTATGAACGAGTCCCTGCTTGATGGTGGCGATTGGTATGAGTGGCGGCTGGATAATTGGGGTACGAAGTGGGACATCTATGAGACGCACTGCACTCGCATTGATGCTAACACATTGTCCATGACCTTCTACACTGCATGGTCACCACCTATCCCTGTCTTTGACAAGCTGACAGACATGGGCTATGAGATAAATGCAAGATACCTTGATGAAGGGTGGGGGTACGTTGGTGAGTATGTTGATGGTTTTGATTGGTCAACTGCTGACATTGAGAGTATCGGTGAGGTACGCCCAGAACTTGATGACGAGTTTGGTATAACTGAAATGATGCAAGAGGAGAACCAATATGCTTGAACATGACCGCAAGAAACTACTGAAAGTAATCAATCTAATAAAAGATATTGGCATAACTACCGATGAAAAACTGCCTATCACATACAACCAAGTGTGTGAATTGCAGTATGCTGAATATACATTGCGTGGGATTGGTGCATTCGCCAAGACTAAGTATTGGGCAGACTATGAGTACGCCGAAGATGTAAAAGACGATGACGATGATTGAGGCGGCACTTGTATGCCTAGCACTTAACACATACCATGAGGCACGTGACCAGCCCTTTGTGGGGCAGGTTGCGGTTGCTCAAGTGGTGATGAACAGGGTGCATGATGACAGGTATCCCAACACAGTATGTGAGGTGGTCAAGCAGTCACCTACCTACTCATGGAAGCCCGACTTCCCTGTTCGTAATCGGTGCCAGTTTAGCTGGTACTGTGATGGCAAGTCTGATAAGCCAAGGAATACAAAGGCTTATGCCAAGGCTCTGATGATTGCACATGGTGTGTATCATGGTAACTTGGATGACTTTGTTGAAGGTGCGACACATTACCATGCCCACTATGTAACACCTGAGTGGGCTAAGACTAAGACTATGACGGTCAGGATTAATGACCACATCTTTTATAGGTGGGAGTAGTTGACATCATATATCTTATATGATATAACTGCCTCTTACACAATCGAAAGGAGAATGATAATGCTAGAATATATTCCAGAACATCTCGACTTTGAGGTAGAGTTTGAACCTACTAAAGTTGAAGATAAGAAGTATGTTATCAATGGCGATACAGGTGAGTACATTGGTGTCGTAGGCAATGGTTTTACCTGCGCCAATCATGGTGACTTCTTCCGCAAAGTTATGGACACGACAACTGAAACACTGTCAGAACATGACATGGAAGACGCACACATTAGCTGGCGTAGCGCACACAAGGATGGCTGGGCTATGATGGACATGACCCTGCCCAACGTGACAGCTAAGATTGCTACTGACAAGCATGAGACTACACTAATGAAGCGTATCATTGCCCTGCATGGTGTGAATGGTACTTGTTCTAACACCACCATCTTTGGTGCTATCGACTTCTTCTGTCTCAATGGGCAGATACGTGGCAAGCATGACAAGGTGATGCGTAAGAACACCAGTGGCTTCAACATAGACAAGTTCATCACTGAACTGCATAAGTCTCAGCAGGACTTCACTGCACAGGCAGAACAGATGCAACGCTGGGCAAACACTAGCCTAGTCAATGTGGATGTTAAGGACATGCTTGAAACATTACTCAAGTCTGACCGTAAGGCAGAGAAGATGCACATCTTATATAACCAAGAGGTAGCCACACGTGGACACAACCTGTGGTCACTGTATTCTGCCTTCACCAACTACGCTACCTATGCAGATGAACGCAATGGTTTTACTCAGCGTAACACTGGCGGTGATACACAAGCTAAGTCATTGTTCATGCGTGAAGTTGAAGTAGCTGGCTGGGTTGAAAGTCCTGTGTTCAAGTCACTTGCGGTAGCGGCATGATTACGGTAGATGATTTAGTACAGAAGTATTATACTTCTAATGATTACAATATGTTACGCGACAGGTCTAAGAAAGACTATGAATACTTTCTTGGTGTAATGCTTGACAACTTTGCCGATGTAAAGTTTGACGAACTCACTAGCAAGCAAGCTAAACATGCGTATGAGGAGTGGGTTGCGCGGGGTATCAGCCTCGCCAACCATGTCTGTACTGTTTCATCTATCGTCTATCGCTACGCTATTGAGATGGAGTATGCAGAGGTGAACCCATTCGCTAACGTCAGACGTAAGACTGCACCACAACGAAAAGTTGTGTGGTCTGAGGATGATGTGCGTCAGTTCCTTGACACTGCATACAGTGAGTTTCAGTGGCGTAGCCTTGGACTTATCGTACACATGGCCTATGAGTGGTGTCAGCGACTAGGTGACATGCGCTTATTGACATGGGATAACCTTGATTTACCTGAGAAGAAGCTGTATCTTGAGCAGTCTAAGCGTAGGGCAGAGGTAACTTTGCCTATCGAAGATGACTTGCTTGAGATGCTGACCCAGCAGGAGCAAGACTTTGGCTTTCAAAGCTACGTTGCTCCGCGTACAAGCCCCACACAGGGCGAGTACCACCCATACAGCATGGAGAGGCTATCGAAAGCTGGAAGGGCTGTCATGCGCGAAGCTGGACTGCCTGACGAGTTACGACTGATGGACTTGCGGCGCACTGGTACGACACAGATGGTCGAAGCTGGTGTGTCTATGGGACAAATCATGTCGGTAACAGGACATAGTAACCCACAGTCAGTTAAACCTTACATGAAAAATACGTATGCCTCTGCAAATAATGCATTGACAGCACGTAAATCTCATGGTAAAAGCACTTAACTGCCGCAGAGAAAGTGATATTATATGAGTAATATATATAACATAGTAAGTGAATTAGATATACGTAATGGAGAAACCAAACGTATGAACTGTCCTTCATGTAATGGACACAAGACATTCACTGTGACTAACAACATGGGTAAACTTATCTGGAACTGCTACAAGGTATCTTGTGGTGTATCAGGTGGCACTCGTGTCCATCTCACAGTGGAAGACATCAAGCGCGGCTTCACAGGTGCTGAAGATTTCGCTGAAGAAAAGTTTGAACTTCCTACCTACATCGTACCCCATCGTGGCAAACGTGCCGTGGTTAAGTGGTGTGCTGAGTGGGGTATCAACGAAGATGAACATGCCCTGATGTATGATGTAAAGGAAGACCGTGTGGTGTTCCCTGTCGTACATGATGGCAAGCTGGTTGATGCAACAGGCAGAACATTGAGTAAACGTATTCCTAAATGGAAACGATATGGAAATAGTGGCTTGCCATATACATCAGGTTGTGGTAAAGTCGCTGTAGTTGTTGAGGACTGTGTGAGTGCGGCCATTGTTGGTTATGGTTCCTTTGTCGGGGTTGCGCTTCTTGGTACATCTCTCCAAGAGTCGCATAGAAGGTATCTTGCACAGTTCTCAACAGCAGTCATAGCATTAGACCCCGATGCCTTACCTAAGACACTTGCTATGGCGAAAGAATTACGTGGACACGTTTCGGATGTTCGTGTATTGAGGTTGGTGGATGATATAAAGTATAGAAACCCGACAGACATGGAGAAGCTAGATGCTCTCCGCAAACAGATAGGAGAATAACCACATGGAACTTACACTTATAAGAAGCCTAATGGATAAAGAGTTCTACGATGACCATCGTGGTTCGCGCTGTCCAACACGCTTGTTCAGCAAGGACGTGCGTAAGATTAAAGAAGCTATTGATACAGCTATGGATAGGTATGAACGTACTGTTACACCTGACGAGATTGAGGCATTGTTCATGTCGAACAACCCGACACTCACCACTGCACAGAAGCAAGCCTATACATCCCTGTTCAATACCATCAAGCGTGAGCAACCTATGGGTGGTGACGTAGCACAAGAGGTGCTATCTAAACTATTCCAGCAGGTTATTGGTGAGGACGTAGCCAATATCGGATTCGATATGGTCAACGGCTCTGCCGCTACGCTTGAGAAGCTACGCAATCTACTTGAGCAGTATGGTGATGACTTCACCCCTAATCTAAAGATTGAGTGGGATGACATCAGCATTGAGACATTGATGGCGAAGGCTGAACTAGAAGCCAAGTGGTCATTCAATATACCTAGCGTAGCACGTAAGGTTGAAGGCGTTAGTGCTGGTCAACTGATTGAGGTAGGCGCACGGCCTAACACTGGCAAGACTTCCTTTCATGCCAGTCTTATAGCCGCGCCGGGTGGGTTCGCATCACAGGGTGCTAGATGTGTCATCCTGTGTAATGAGGAACCCACCCACCGTGTTGGTGCTAGGTATCTGACAGCCGCCGCTGGTATGTCAGCACGTGATGTCAAGTCTAACATGGCAATGGCTAAGTCATTGTATGAACCAGTGATGAATAACATCAAGATTAAAGAAGCTGGTGGACGTGACATGGCGTGGGTTGAATCTGTATGTAAGTCGTACAAGCCTGACATTCTTGTGCTTGACATGGGTGATAAGTTCCAGACTGCTGGTGGCTTCTCTCGCCCTGACGAGGCACTCAAGGCTTGCGCTATTCATGCTAGGCAGATTGCCAAGACGTATGACTGTGCTGTATTCTATATGTCTCAGCTATCCGCAGAGGCAGAAGGACGGTCACAACTTAATCAGTCTATGATGGAAGGTTCACGTACTGGTAAGGCGGCAGAGGCTGACCTTATGATACTGATTGGTAAGTCACCTACTGTTGAAGGACAGGAAGAGGATAGCCCACTACGTCACATGAACATCGTGAAGAACAAGCTGAATGGCTGGCACGGCATGGTGAACTGTGAGTTGGACTATCTGACAGCGAGGTATGAAGGATGAAGCTAACACTTGATGTAGAAAACACTACGGTAACTAGAGATGGTCGCCTTTACCTTGACCCCTTTGAGCCAGAGAACTCACTGACTATGGTTGGTATGCTTACAGACCAAGGCGTTGAACGTATTGTTACCTTTGACCACAGTGAGGTGGATGCAGATGAAGGTGGACACGTACTGGTACAGGAGTTCCTTGATGCCGCTACTGTTCTTATCATGCACAATGCCGCACATGATTTGCTGTGGCTTTGGGAGTCTGGCTTCAAGTATGATGGTGCTGTCTTTGACACGATGCTTGCAGAGTATGTGCTACAGCGTGGTATCAAAGAGCCGCTATCACTTGAGGCTTGTGCTGAACGCTATGAGTTGGACACTAAGAAGCAAGATACACTCAAAGAGTACTTCAAGAAAGGCTACTCTACTCGTGACATTCCTCACGCTGAGTTGTCTGAGTATTTATCTGCTGACTTACATGCTACACAGCAACTGTCTGACAGGTTGGTATACCGCCTCAACACACAAGCTGATGCACGGCTTATGCCTACAGTGACACTCACCAATGAGGTAGCTGTGTGCCTTTCACGTATCTATCAGCGTGGTTTCAGTGTTGACGTTACCAAGCTGGATGAAGTGCGTCAAGAATTTGAACAAGAGAAGCGTCAGCTTATTGACGATTTGCAGGTTCATGTACGTAAGCTGATGGGTGATACACCTATCAACCTCAACAGCCCAGAGCAATTGTCATGGGTTATCTACAGCCGCAAGGTATTGGACAAGCCTTATTGGGGTAACGCTATTGACCCTTATATGCCAGATGCAGACTTTAATAGTTTAGTGGCTGGCGGTACAGAACGTGTGTACAAGACAACAGCAGAGCAGTGCAATGAATGTAATGGTACTGGAAAGATAAGAAAGGTAAAGGTCGATGGAACACTTTATACAAGACATCACACTTGTAAAACATGTGGTGGTGCTGGTTATAATCTGGTCAATCTATCTACTCTTGCGGGATTAAAGTTCAAACCACCTTCCGCGAAGTGGGCTAGTGCTAATGGATTCACTACCAGCAAAACTAACCTTGAGTTACTTGAGTCTGTCGCTAAATCTAAAGGTATGACAGACGCAGTTGACTTCCTATCTAAAGTTCGCAGGTTGTCAGCCGTATATCTTTATCTGTCATCATTTGTTGATGGCATTAGTAGGAATATTAAGAAAGACGGAAAGCTGCATGTCCGTCTACTACAGCACCGCACCTTTACTGGTAGGTTCTCTGGTGCTGACCCTAACATGCAGAACATGCCGCGCGGCGGCACCTTCCCTGTTAAGAAGGTATTCGTATCACGGTTTGCTGGTGGTAAGGTAATGGAAGCTGACTTTGCACAGCTTGAGTTTCGCGCCGCCGCATTCCTATCACAAGATGGAGTTGCAATTGAAGAAGTCTCTACTGGATTTGATGTACATGCATATACCGCTAAAGTTATTACCGATGCTGGTCAACATACGTCTCGCCAAGATGCGAAGGCGCACACGTTTGCACCACTCTACGGTGCCAGCGGATACGGACGAACAAAAGCCGAAGCCGCATACTACGAACACTTCAACGAGAAGTACAAGGGGGTCTCAGCTTGGCATTCCCGACTGGCTAAAGAAGCTGTAAACACTAGGCACATTACTACACCATCAGGTAGGCAGTTCGCTTTCCCTGACGTTGTACGTAGGGCTAACGGTACAGTATCATTCTTTACTCAGATTAAGAACTACCCTGTGCAATCATTTGCTACTGCAGACATTGTACCTGTTGCACTGCTACACATTGATGCCTTACTCAAGGACATGCGTAGTTGTGTGGTCAATTCAGTACACGACAGTATAGTTATTGACGTGCATCCTGATGAAGAACAGCAGGTAATCAAGGTCATACAGGACACGAATGATGCACTACCTTCACTCATCACATCTCGTTGGGGTGTGGTGTTCAATGTTCCACTACTATTAGAAGCAAAAATAGGAAAGAATTGGCTTGACGTAGTGGATGTAACCTGATATAACTATGGAACTTGACTCAGAAAAGGAGATAAACATATGACTGAACTTACAACTATTGATACTAACAACTACGCCGCTATGTCTAAAGCTATGGGCATTGCACATGAAGGCGGTTCAACTAAGCAACAGACTAGCACACTGGCTCGTCTGCGCATCCATCACACACCTATCATGGGTGAAGCAGAAGTAAATGGCAAGCGTGTTAATATGGAAGTGATTGAAGGTGGACACTACAAGCTGGAAATCCCAGACGGTCCGACTTACTACGCTAAAGATATTAAGGTGCGTCCATTCATGCAACGCTTCATGTATAAGAAGTTTGTGATGGCATCAGGTAACACACCTAATCGCTACGTCAAGACTGTTATGAGTGACAACATCAACATGGACTTGAAAGACAACGATGGTGGCTTCAACTGTGGTAAGCCTTCTGGTTGGATTGAAGACTACAAGTCACTGCCAGAAGCTACGAAGGAACTTATCAAGTCTGTCAAGCGAGTGCGTGTCATTCTTGGTACGGTTGATTTGATTGACCCTGTGGATGCAAACGGTAACTCTGTAGAGGTACAGACTACACCATTCATCTGGGAGATTGACAATCGTGATGCCTTCAAGACTGTCGGCGCATGTTTCACCAAGCTGGCTAAGATGAAGCGTCTTCCTGTACAGCACATGATTTCAGCACAGACAGAAGAACGTAAGCTACCTAATGGTAGTAGCTTCTACCTGCCTGTTGTTAATCTGGATGTCACCAAGACAGTCGAACTGTCACAGGATGACCAGAACAGGTTCGCTGACTTCATGGCATGGATTGAGAACTACAATACGTATATCATCAATACCTATGCAGAGAAGGCTATATCCAAGCAGGATGATGACTTGGATGATGTTGACCTTGATGGTATCGTTGATATTGAAGTAGAAGAAGAGGTAGCATAATGAACCATCCTGCTGAACTGGCGTTACATCAGTATATGTCTGATGCTGTTAATGGTAACAGCACTATGTCAGAGACTACCATCAATCAGGTAGCGACTGACGTAGCAGACGCACTGAAGCGTCAGTTTGGTGGGGGTAAGTCGAGAGACGACTTCAAGCTACGTATGTCCAATGTTGGCAGACCTAACTGCCAGCTTTGGTATGCTAAGAACAAGCCTGAAGTTGCTCTCCCTTTCCCTACCACATTCATTATGAACATGATGCTAGGTGATATTGTAGAGGCTGTATTCAAGGGCTTGCTCAAAGAAGCAGGTGTGGATTACCAAGACAATACAAAGGTCACACTAGAACTAGACAACACAAGCATCAACGGTGAGTACGACATTGTAATCAATGACGCTGTTGATGATATTAAATCTGCAAGCAACTGGTCGTATCAGAACAAGTTTGAATCATATGATACACTGGCGGCAGGTGATGGCTTTGGGTACATAGCACAGCTTGCTGGGTATGCTAAAGCCGCAGGTAAGAAGGCTGGTGGATGGTGGGTAGTGAACAAAGCCAATGGCGAGTTCAAGTACGTACCAGCTACAGGCTTAGACGTAGACACAGAGGTAGCCAAGATACAGGATACCGTAACAACAGTAGAGGAGAATAAGTTTGAAAGATGTTTCGCACCAGTTGAAGAGAAGTTCAGAGGAAAAGAGACAGGCAATAAAGTACTTAATGATGGGTGTAAGTTTTGCTCTTATCGTTTCGATTGTTGGGACACCCTAACTGAACGCCCAGCAGTAATGTCCAAGGCTAAAGTGCCACCGACTGTATCATACATAGGAGATGTAGTTGTACCATAAGGCATGGAGAGCCGCACGGAAGTATGGGTATCGTAGTGGGCTAGAGTTGACCATAGCAGAGAAGTTGAAGGCAGACAAAGTATCGTTTAGATACGAGGCCATCAAGATTGAATGGGAAGACCTAGCCTACCGTACCTATACACCCGACTACATACTTGACAATGGTATCATCGTTGAGGTAAAAGGTAGGTTCGTTACGGCAGATAGACGTAAGCACATTGAAATCAAGAAGCAACATCCTGAATTGGATATACGCTTTGTGTTTGAGAATAGTAAGAGCAAGATACGTAAAGGAGCAAAGACAACATACGGTGATTGGTGTATCAAGAATGGTTTCAGATACTATGACCGTATCATTCCAGAAGATTGGCTGAAAGAGAAAGGCAAAGACAAACACCCTGACTTTATCAGCCACCCAAACTCAACAGTGAAGAGGAGAAAAAAGAAATGAACAAAGATGAAATGATGGAAAGAATACAAGACGAGGATTTCATTATACGAGTAAGACCCTTCGCTGACGATGACGGTGAATGGAGTGGTGAGATAGACATCTCAATCATGGCATTCCCTGACAACCCTATGACGGATGATGACTATGGCAATGTCATGCATTTCTGTAAGATGATGTGTGCTACTGTGCCTATCATGGAGCAAGAAGAAAGTATTCGTAATATTGTGCATGAGTATGTCACAAAAGTTATTGACAACGAGATGGAAATTGATGTAGAACTAGAGGAGAAGGTGGGCGTTGAGAAAGAGTACGATGGTAACGTAGTTCATCTTAACTTCAACACAAAGACAGGGGGTAACGCATGAGACACGAGGCATACATGAAACAGATGATGGAAGATGAAGCAGAGCAAGCTGGCAAGGAAGCCTATGGTGGTGTGGACATGGTGAATAGTCCACCACATTACAACCAGACAGGCATTGAGTGTATTCATGCTATCTCTGCGGCTACTGGTGATGGGTTCAAGTATTACCTGCAAGGTAACATCCTCAAGTATCTATGGCGGTTTGACTACAAGGACAAGCCTGTTGAGGATTTAGAGAAAGCCAAGTGGTACTTGGATAAGTTGATTGAAGAGGTAATAGCAGATGGTAAGAGTTAAAATGTTTATTACCTTGGATATAGATGAAGAGGAATACCCCATCCCTGCTGATGGACAGGTGGGGGAAGAGATAGAAGATGGCATACGTGAATACTTCTATGATGTAGAAGGTGCCGACATTAGAACAATGAGAACAATAACGGAGTGACAGATATGAACAATTACCTACCAACAGACTACCAAAACTTCATCGCGCTATCACGGTATGCCCGATGGAAAGAAGATGAACAACGCCGTGAGACATGGGTTGAGACAGTAGAACGCTACTTTGATTACATGAAGAACCATCTACAAAGCACGTGTAACTATGTGCTATCAGATGAACTACGTGGTGAACTAGAAGAAGCTGTACTCAATCAGGACATCATGCCTAGCATGAGAGCCTTGATGACATCTGGCCCTGCACTAGACCGTTGCCACGTAGGGGCATACAACTGCTCTTACGTCCCTGTGGACAGCCCTAGAGCCTTCGATGAAACTATGTACATCCTAATGTGTGGCACTGGTGTAGGCTTCTCTGTGGAACGACACAACATTGAGAAGATGCCTACAGTTAATGAAGACATGCATGAGACTGACACAGTAATCAAGGTAGGTGACAGCCGCCCCGGATGGGCTAAGTCTCTACGTGAATTGATTGCTATGCTATATGCTGGTCAGATTCCTAAATGGGATGTGTCTGCTGTACGTCCAGCAGGTGAACGACTCAAGACATTTGGCGGTAGGGCATCCGGCCCAGCACCTCTGGAAGAACTATTCCAGTTTGTTATTGACAAGTTCAAGAATGCGGCAGGTCGTAAGCTGTTCCCTATCGAATGCCACGACATCATGTGTAAGATTGGTGAGGTTGTTGTAGTCGGTGGTGTACGCCGTAGTGCATTGATTTCATTATCTAATCTTAATGATGACCAGATGGCACACGCCAAGTCAGGTCAGTGGTGGGAGAATGAAGGGCAACGTGCGCTGGCTAATAACTCTGTGGCATACAAAGGCAAGCCTGAGATGGGTACATTTATGCGTGAATGGGTGTCACTGTACGAGAGTAAGTCAGGTGAACGTGGTATCTTCAACCGTGAATCTGCTAAGAAGCAAGCCGCTAAGAATGGCAGACGTGATACAGAACATGACTTCGGGTGTAACCCTTGCAGTGAAATCCTGCTACGCCCATACCAGTTCTGTAATCTGTCAGAGGTAGTAGCACGTGCTGGTGATACACAGCAGACACTACGAGAGAAGGTACGCTTGGCTACAATCTTGGGTACATTCCAATCTACACTGACTGACTTCAAGTATCTTCGTAATATCTGGAAGAAGAACACAGAGGAAGAACGCTTGTTGGGTGTATCACTTACAGGTATCATGGACAATGACTTGCTCAGTGGCACATCAGCCCACCTTGGTAAGAACATTGGTCAGACACTAGAGACATTGCGTGACACAGCAGTAGAGACTAATGCGGCTATGGCACAACAGCTTGGTATCCCACAGTCAACAGCTATTACCTGTGTGAAGCCTAGTGGTACAGTGTCACAGCTTGTGGACAGTGCGTCTGGCATTCATGCAAGGCACAACCCACACTACATTCGGACTGTGCGTGGTGATAACAAAGACCCACTTACACAGTTCCTTATCGCAGAAGGTATCCCTAATGAGCCAGATGTTATGAAGCCTGAGTCTACTACAGTGTTCAGCTTCCCAATGGCATCACCACGTGGGGCGGTAACACGCACAATTCTGTCGGCTATTGAACAGCTTGAGTTGTGGCTTACCTATCAAAGATTTTGGTGCGAACATAAGCCTAGCGTAACAATTTCTGTGAAGGAAAACGAATGGATGCAGGTAGGCTCGTGGGTATATGACCACTTTGATGAAGTGTCAGGTATCAGCTTCCTACCATTCAGTGACCATACGTACAAGCAAGCACCGTATCAGGACTGTACAGAGGACGAGTATGATGCTATGCTGGCACAGATGCCTAAGAGTGTAGACTGGTCATTGCTACAGGAGTTTGAGAAAGAAGATACAACATCAGGTGGACGTGAGTTAGCGTGTACTGCAGATGCTTGTGAAATAGTTGACTTGAATGCTGCATAATGGTAAACTAATCTGGGAATTACGGGATGGGTACTTACGATATGACCCACCCCGTAAGTCAGAACAGTGGGACGAATGGCAGAAGATTAAACAGAAACATGAAGAGAAGGAGAGCAGTAATGAAAAACCTAGAACCAAAGATTGAAGACCGAAAGAAGTTTGACATTGATTTAGAGTATGGAAAGGTACGTGAGCAACAGGTAGCTGATATGCTACAGGACAAAAAGATTGAGGTGAAAAGTGAAAGAGACGTATGGCAAAAAACTGGTAACATCGCTATTGAGTATGAGTGCTACGGCAAACCAAGTGGCATTAACGCTACGGAATCAGATTACTGGTTCCACAATCTATGTATCGGTGATGAAACATTTGCAACACTGGTGTTCGATACTGCCTCGTTGAAGCGCATCATTGCCAACCTAGACAAGAAGCGTAGTGTTTCTGGTGGGGACAACAATGCATCACGTATGTACTTGCTGAACCTACAGAAGCTATTCTCTTCTGATGTTATCAAAGCATTTAAGGAGCAAGCTGATGCGGCGTAACGGACTAAGCAAGTATGATGCCCCACTAAAGATACAATACCAGTGGGGCTTCGATGCTTTTATGAAGGGCAAAACCCTGAAGTCAAAGAAGGGTAAGTTCTACATAGGTGACAGCGGCATTGACCACAACACAATGCAGCATCGTGAATGGCTACGTGGGTATAATGATGCCTACTACGCCAACTTGAAAAGGGTACAACACAATGAACAAGCTAGAGCAAGAAGCTAGTAACTGGATGAAAGAGAGGTACAAAGATATGAAACTACAAGATTACCAAGAGAAGGCCGCTGAGTTTGCCATCTACCCTAATACACATGCAATCACCTACCCAGCTTTAGGGCTGGCTGGTGAGGCTGGTGAGGTAGCTAACAAGGTAAAGAAGTTTATACGTGACGGTGCTGACCGTGAATCGTTTGAGGTTAAGAAGACGGAGATTGCTGCAGAGATTGGGGATGTACTCTGGTACTGTGCGGCACTAGCTAATGACTTAGGCTTTGAGTTGTCAGCACTGGCAGCAGCTAACTTGAACAAGTTACAGGGAAGGAAAGACCGTGGGAAGATTAGTGGTGATGGTGACAATCGCTAGGAAGATACCCGGCATATTGATTGTTCTCTGGCTATGCTATTTAATGGGCATGGCTGTAACGGAAATGGTCTGCGACTGTACTAGGGAATTAAACGGTTGGTGGACTGCAGAATACTGGACATAAAAAGAGGGGGCTTAATTGCCCCCTTATCTATTACTCAAACAGGTTCTTCTTGTACCTACCCCTAGTACCTATTTTATTTAAGTCTCGTAGGTCTGAGGTGTTACTAAGGTCAGGTGGTATACCATCATTAGCTTCTGTAAACCTAGTAACAATAATCCTTTGCGCTTCAGCACTATAAGTACGTAGCTTAAACAACTCTTGTACGTAAGCAGGGTCGTCTGCACCTCTAGCTTTAATTCCTTGCTTTATAATCTTAGATTTAATATTGTTAGATGCTTGCTTAATACGTGCGGCAATCTCTTGTTTAATAAATTTATCGCTTTTACCCCGACTCTCATATCGCAATTCAAGATTCATCATAGATTGTGCTAGACTAGGTAGAAGGCCACTAAGTGTTTCATTCATTGTATTGTCTACAGTACCAACCCCTGTCTTGCTACTGAAATCCCAATCGTTAAAGCCATATTTCTTAAAGAATTGCTGCTCTTCTGTGCCTTGTTCCATAATGTTAAGACCAAGAGCAAACTTAATTAAAGGGAACTCTCTTTCCTTGCCGCCCGGCTTGGTAGCATACTCTTTTACAGGGGCATACCTGTCATCTTCAGTCATACCCATGCCCATAGCCTCACCTATCTTGGCAGTAAGACCGCCTTCTTGAGTAGTGTAGCCACGAGTCTGTAGCTTCTCTTGAAAGCCCTTACCAAACGAGCCAAGCCCTTCTTCGCCAATACCAAACATGGTCATAGTAGGGTCACTTTCATAGCTACGAATTGTCTTATCTCTAAATCCAAGACCACGCTCAAGGTCAATAACTTGCTGATAAGGTTGTGCAACACGAGTAGTAATGTCAGCAAAGAATTTACCTACCGCTTCTGCTAATTTCTCTTTCTTCTCAATCTTTGATTCATTAGATGCCATCTCAAACATATCATCAATGAACTCACCAAGACCTGTGTTGGTACGGAAGTTAGTACCACTGAATAGCTTTACAAATTCCCTTCCATCAAACCATTCAAAGAAATCTTTCTCTGAGGACAGCATCTTTTTCATACCATTACCAAGATATACTAGCTGGGCTAGTGGGAACTGTGGAGTCACGTCTATCTTTTTATTTGTTCCGGGTATGCGAACCTTATTATCATCTGTAATCAGACCTGCTTCTGCCGCCATATATGTGGCACCAATAGCAGACCAGCCAGCCATGCCACGAGCAGCCATCTCTGTATTGTATGTGGCCTTACCTTGGGCTGTAACAAACTTACCACCCGCTTCTCCTAAACCAAAGATACGGCGTGTCATAGCGGTAGGTAGACCTAGCGTTGTCTCATACATATACTCTGCAGCTTTAAACATAAACCGTGGGAAAGGTAGCGCAAGAGTACTACCGGGTACAGCGTTAAGACCTTCCAATGCCCACTTAAACGCACCAAACTTAGGAGAATTAGCATACGTAACATCCAGAGATGCCTCTGTTGCATCTGCTACCAACTCCTTAAATGAACGCTTATTGTCTCCTATGAGAATAGCATTATCGTTCAACAAGTCACCAAATTTACCACTATTGATAGTCTCAACTAAGTCTAATCCATACTCACGTTTAGTAAGTTGTCCTAGCTTATCTATAAAGGCTGTCCTGCGTACAAGAAATTCCTGCATACGGTTAGGGCCATTTAGAAAGTGTACAAAATCTTCCATCTTTGTGAGAGTGTAGTCCGTCATCTTACCAGCAGACATAGTTTCATCTGCTAGTTTCTCTGCATTCTCACGAGCCTGTACCTTATCAAACTTCTTCTTTGATTTCTTAGCAGCTTCTTTCTCTGCTTTCATAAAGGCTTCTATTTGTTTTTCTCTAGCTTCACCTCTACCCAAACCAGTTTGAACCTCGTTTACCTGATTATAAAAACGCTCAAACTGCTTAGAAAACTCAGGTCTATTTAAGATAAAGTCAGTATATTCTTGTATACCTTGCCTATCTTTAAACATTTCTCCGTAGGTTTGCATACTGTTTTTGAATGGGTTAGATTTAATGAAAGGCAGAAATTCACCTGTTGCACTCGCATGGATTGCATTAGTAAACAGGTTGGTCAGACCTTCCATTGGCGCACGTACAAGAAATCCTTCAAAGTTACGAGCAGCGGTAGCAATAGTAGACACCATAGAACCACGTATAATATTCTCCACACGCCGCACTATCTTACCGCCAGTACTCATACCCTTCATGGTTTCATTTAGTTTTTCTTCGGCAATTTGTTCTGGTGTCTTCTTGGCTCTCATAGCCTCTACAATTTGTCTATGTTTCTGTAGTGCTTTACCAGCTTCGTGACCTGAACCTGCAACCTGTAGTACAAAGTCATCCATACTCAAGCCATACTTGCTAAGTGCTTCAGCTAATTCTGGTGAAGCTAGTAAGTCACCTTCGACACTAGCACGGAATAGTCTTTCAAATCCATTTGTACCTTCATCAGCTACCTCAAACAAATTTGGATTAGCTGCTTTAAGGTCTGCAATAGTAGCAATCAAAGGGTCTAGTTTGTCAGGAGCAAGGAATGGCATACGATAACCATCTGCACCAAAGCCTAGTGTAGATATTTCATCTTCTGGTAAGTCAAGGTCAGTCATACGACTAACACCTACACTACGAACTTTCTCATAGTCAATGACCTTCTTACCTTTTACAACTTTAGAGATGGCTGGTTCACCGTCAAAGTGTGTCTTCTCATACGCAGTAATAAGTTCATCCATAAGGTCTTGATTCTTAGATGCTACTTCACGCGCTGCTTTCTTTTGTGCTTCTTGCACCTCTTCAGTTAATTTAACAGTTCTATCTATATTGTACTTCTTGTTTGCTTGCTCTGCCGCATACGCCGCTTCTCTTGAGTCCACATCAAGTCGTATATCATCTATAGTCTTTGTTTCATCTAGTGCGCCTATACCCTTACCACGAACTACACGCTTACCTGCTTTTGCTAATCCTTTAGTAAGTGGGAATGCTTCAAGGGCAGACAAACCCATTACAACTGCTGGTGCTACGTACTCTATAGCATCAGCATCGCGTCTTTTAGCGGCTGCAATATCATCTGCTGCCTCGTCTACAGCGTAATAGGCTCCTAGTGGAGTTAAATCTGCAGCACCAATAGAACCAAGTACACTATCAGCATTAGCATCACCTACAAAACTTCTAGCCATTTGCCTAGCACTATATGTACTGCTTGCTACACCTGTTTTCTCTAGCAAGTTAGCTATACCAGCCTCATGCCGTTCACGTGTAGTCAACTCACGTGCAGATATTTCTGCTCCTTCAGATACTTCTTCAGTTTGCCGTTCTCTTAATGCCTTTTGAACACCTTCAGCAATGACTGGCTCTACTTCTTTAAGTGGTTTAATTACAGCATAGCCAGCACCTTTAGCGACTACACGTACATATGGTGCAATCGCTCTTGGTACAGATGAAACAACAAACTCATTATCTTCAGCTTCTTGTGATGTAGGGTCTTGGTACTTAGTAACTAAGTCTCTGTCTTCTTCGTACAGAATATCAATTAGTCTATTAGGTTTTAGAGAACGTAGATATTCTTCTTCATACTTATAGCCATCAGCCGCACCTTCACCTTCTAAGTATTCCTGAAGCATTGCTTCTGTTTGCGCTTCGGTATCAAACTCTTTATCTTTATCAGCAAAGTATTCTTCTGCAGATACAGCAGTATCCTCACCTTCTATACCCAGAGAGAATGCTTGCTCTGTTTCTGTAGGCTGTGATACACCTGTAGTTCTACGCCGGGTCGAACCTATTTCTTGACCATCCAATAAAGCCACTAGAGTACTCCTCTTTAAAACTTAGCAGATACAAATGTACCGCCAGTAAATACAGCATAAATTATATTATCTGGGTCATTAGGGTCTGCGTATGAAACTACCTCTCCTTCTTGTCCATCGTGGTTAGCTATCTCGTCTAGTGTCATTTGTCCAAGATTCAAACTAGCCAATGCGTTTTGTGAGTTTGCTTGCCTCAACTTTGAACCAGACAATCCGGTTGTATCAACAGGTTCACCTATACGCCGCGCATAATCAGCAAGCATACTATTCATGCTATTCATTTTCTGAGTAGCATAAGCATAGCCCTGTTTGTCATTGCCATATACATTATCAAACTCTTTAATGCCATTAATAACTGCACCAAAGTATTGAGGATACTGACTTTCGTCAATGTTTGAGATAACTTGCTCAAGTGAACTGAACTGTTGGTCAATACCAAACCCTTGCAGGTTTTGTTTAACCATATGATTATAAACAGTAGGGGCTTGACCTTTATTAAGCAACTCTTGAAAACCTTCTGTATCTGACAAGGCCAATGCAGATGAACCAATTCGACTATTGTTAGCATCAATCTGATTCTGAAGACTATCACGTACAGCATTTGCATCTTCTGTATCTGGAAGCCTAGCAATCTGTTCTTCAAGTTTCTTGTTCTCTGACATCATCGCTACTTGGAAGGCTTCTAAGTCACTATAACTTCCAGCTTGTAGTATTTTAGCTTCAATCAAATTCAGTGCAGCTTGTTTATCTGCAGCACCAAACTGATTAAGCAGGTCAAGTTCTTTCTGTAGTGTTTCTGTTTGCACACCTTCTTTGTCAATAGTTGACCTGATACGGTCTACTTCTGCTTGTGCTGTTTCATCTGCCCATTCAATATCTTTGTCAAGCATCTGTGAACGCTTATCATTAAGTTTACTTGCGCTTTCCATTGAGGCAATCTTAGCTTCAAGTTCTTTAGCACTAAGGTCTTGCAGCATTTCTGCAGTTTCTGTATCTACAGATAGCTTTGCAATTTTACCACGGATAAGGTCAACATTTGCTTCGTCAACCTTTCCTTCTGATACCATCTTAGCGATAGTAGCTTCAGACTGTTTTACGTTTTGCAAGACACTAGCTATTTGTGCTTCTTTGTATTGTTTATTTAGAGGCAGCATCTGCATAACCTCTTCCGTTTGTGCTTCGGCGTAGCCAATAGCTGCACCAATTTGTGCGGTACGGGCTTTCATTTCTTCCACGTCTAAAGGAAGCATAGCTTCTGAAACAATAACATCTTGCAGAGTCTTCTTTGTTCCTGCTTCCGTACCTGCAATATCAGCTTGTGCTTTCTGTATACCTAGCATTTCTTGTACAGTCATATCAGCAAGTTTAACAGAACCAATACCACCAAGTTCACGGCCACTATAATCGGTTATAGGTTTGCCACCACGTGCAGTTATCTCTGCCTGAAGCATAGCTTGTGCTACTTCAGGAGATACCTGACCTAAAAGACTACGAGTAGATTGTGATATTTGTTCTGCCTGTTGTTCCATAGCACCACCACTAATGCGAGGAGCCGTGGCTGCAGCAAATGCTTGTGCTTGCGCTTCAAGGTCAAGTGCCTCTGTATCACCCTGTAACTGAAATCTATCTGCAATAAAGGCTTCACGGTCAAATGCAACACCTTCATAATAGGCTTTTGCTTCACCTTGTTTAATCGTTTCTTCAAAGGCTTTAGCATTCTCTAAGCCCCCCGCAAGAAGTACTTCGATTTGCTTATCGTTGAGACCATAACGACTCTGTAAATTACGAGCAGTGCTTTTATATCCTGTAGCAGCCTCTACTCTTTTCTTACGTGTATCTTCCATTTGAGATGCGATAGTAACAGCGGATGTTTTTACTCGCTCCTTCATGTCTGCTTCCATTTCTTTCATGCGTTCAGACGCACGTGTAGCCGCACCAGCAGCAAAAGATTGAAATCTAAACGCCATTACACGTCTCCTCTACGAGCCATAAGACCCCTTGGCTGTTCTTCTACTGGCTCATCAAGTGTTTCCATCTCTTCCTTTAATTCTTCTTTATCTATGTCTCGTACACTAGCCACAGCCTGTCTTATAAGTTCAGGGTCAGGTGCTTCATCTGAAGCGGCATCACCCAGTATGTAATCTACACCTGCGCTTTTTGCCATTACTTCTAGTAGTTCTACGATAATAGGGTTTAACAGTACTGCAACGTCAACACTGTGTAGCCCTTGCATAACTCCACCAACAGTTAATGTTTCAGCTATAGCAGTAAGAGGTATATTCTTCTCTACTATTTCCAAAGCACGTGCCGCCAAAGTGGGGTCTGTTAATTTAGGTAGATAAAAATCTAGTGCCTCTTCTAGTGTGGCATACTGTGGTGGACTTTGCCAAGGTCTCGCACCCAGTTCATGTGTAAGAGACATTCCCGGAATAGGAGCATCAAGTGAGCCTGTTTCTAGTGCCATTATACTACTCCTGATTCCCTGATAGCTTTCATATATCCTAATACTCTTTGTGTTTCATTACTGATAGTTTCTTCAGGTACAGTTTTCTTCTGTCTAGGCGCAAGTAAGCCACCTAGAATTTCCTTTTCTTCGGGAACAGTCATCATGTTATCCAAATCTCTTCTGAGATTAGTTATCGCTAGTTTAGCAGGTCTACGTTCTGTACTCATCTTGCCTTATCATCCTTTAGAAAAATTTACCTAGTATACTACCAGTTAACGGACTTGTCAATACATCTGTAAAGAAACCACCAATGGCACCACTTTCTTCTGCGTCTGTTTTTAACTTCTGCATATCCATATTGGTTTTTGCATTAAGTTCTGCAGTGGATAGTTGTGTCAATCTATCTTTATCATTTTCACCTGATGTCCACGCCCACTCCATAGTATCTGCATAGTACTGCCACAAATTATCATATGCAGTTTTACTAACGTCTAGTATAGCTGCAGCATTGATTTCGTTAGCACGGTTAACTGCCGCAGTGTCTGCTGTAGCAATCTGCCTACGCCATTGGGCGTTAGATTGTCCAATCACAATCTGGTTCTGTGCATTGAACTGGTCACGCTGGTTATTCATCTCAGCATTAAAACGATTAACTGTATTAGCTTGACCTGCATTAAATTGTGACTGTGCATTTTGTTGTGTCGAGTTAAACTGTGCTGTCTGCTGTGCTAGATTAGCAAAGAACTGGTCAACTTGATTTTGGCTAGATGCATTGAACTGACGTGCCGCATTAGCAGCGGCTTGGTCAGTAAACATAGACTGTGTACGCTGCTGTGCCTTAAATAAATCTGTCTGTTGCTGATTAGACAAGTTAGCCATATCAGTCTGCAGGAATGTCTGTGCATTATTTACTGCTGCTTGTTGGCGATTGTTGAGGTTAGATGCATCCATCTGTGCCAGTGCAGATGCTTCTGCCATGACCATTGCCTGTGAGTTAGATAGATTGTTAAGGTTCATTGTATTAGCAGCACGAGAGTTCTCAAGTTGTACCTGCTGCTCTGCAGTAAAGTTCATATTAGCTATGTCACTAATCTTAGAGGCATTCTGTACACGTGATTGAAATGCTTGGTCAAACTCCTGACCGATAAACTGCGCACGTTGCTGTGCAGAAAGCATAGCACGTTGTTGTCTGTTAGATAGGTTTTGTGCCTCAAACTGTGCTACTGTAGCAGCGTCAGCCTGTGCGATAGGTAGTGCAGACTCTAGTGTAGCTTGTACAATAGCCTGACCAGCTAGGGATGAAGCACCTAGTCCACGTGCAGCCATCTGTGCTGTAGCATTACGCATAGCACCTGCTGCCCATGCTGGTGGGTTAGCGGCATCAAAGTTAGCTGTTAGAGAAGCAAGCTGACCCTGTACGGTAGCCTGTGTAGATGGTGTAGCTGTAGCCGCTTGTACCTGTTCAGTAAAGGTAGCAGCAGTCTGTGCATCAGCAGCACCAGTAATAAGTTCACCTGCTTGTATGTTACGTTGTACAGGATTGTCAATAAGTGTGGCATTACCCTGTGCAGCAGATAGATTGCCTACGCTAGTAGCTGTTTGCTGGGCCGCTGTGACCTGTGCGCGGGGGTCTACGGTAGCCTGTGCTGCCTGTGTAGCATTCATAGCTGCATCAACTGCTGGTGCGGCTGTAGCGGCTTCCATTACATTTGCTTGTGACTCTTGTTGTGGGGTAGTTGTAGCTGTTTGTGCCATTGCTGTAGGCACTGCAACTGCACCTGTAAGTTGACCAGTACCCTGTGCAATAGCTTGACCCGGACCTGTCGGTGTCATAGCAGCTTGTGTTACACTGCCAGTAGGTAAGGCTGGAGAAAATAAACGCTGTGTTGCAACTTCACCTATAACAGATTGATTAGTGTTTGTTATAGGCGTTGTAGGAGCAGCAGGTGTGGGTTGTGCTGTAAACGGACTACCACCGGGAGGTACTTCACCGCCGGGTGGCTGTGCGCGTACAACACCACCAGTCTGCATCTTCTTAACCATCCCACCTTTAGCCATAGTCTGTGCAGCTTTTACAAAGCCATCCATACGTGCCTTACGTGCTGGGTCTTGTTCAATATACTGCTGGAATGAATCCATGTTACCAGTATATCCCATTGCCCCTGCAATCTTATTCATTGCTTCAGGTTTAAATGCTTTGAACATCGCCATATTAATTCATTCCCATAAATACTGTAACTACCATAGCCACCACCATTACAGTGCTACCCATTATCATTGCTTCCAGACGCCACATGCGCTTATCTAAACTGTCCAGCTTACCGTGTACCAACTCACGGAACATCGCACACTCTTTCTCGTGTGACTCCAAGTCCATTGCTACTTTCAAGGTTTGTTCCTGTTGCTGTATCATCTTCATCAGTCGGCGTCAGCTATAGTCAAATCGCCAGCTTCTACCTGACGCATGATTTCTGCGTAGTGTCTGTTGGCGGGGTCTAAGGGTACGAACATTACTTGCCCATCTATTGTGGCTTTGATATTTCTATCGCCAAGTTGTTCATTATATTGTGCTGATGTAATATCCATAATTATAACTCCGCATCTGCTATAGTACCATTATAAGCATCCCCTGAACTCCCTGCTACATAAGCATAAAAATACCTATAAGGCACATTTGATGCTTGCCCAAATAACATTGTAGTTCCTGATATTTGTGATACAGAAGGTGTCGCTCTCATAGGTACAGGTGCATAGATATTTGCAATAGCGTTTGAACCATATTGTGTTAAATAAACTGGTGCAGTGTCTTTCCAGTAGTAGCGCATACAAGCCAAAAGTTCTTCACCATAAGACCTATGCTCAAAAGGCGTGACCTGTTCGCCAATTTCCATCTGAAGGCCAGTAATCTGCCAATAATCGTTGACTGCATCAACTTGCGCTGACTGACCTGCCGCAAATGTTGCGTCTGAGTAGGCAACTCGTGAACCTGCACTTCCGCTGTTATATGACGAACCAGCCACAACAAAGAACTGTGTTCGTAAGCTACTTGCGTTGTCATTATCTAGTGCAGTAGATGTATCTCCAACAAATGAAATAGTCTTACGTTCCCAAGTATTTGCACTGTCAATCGTATAGGTTTTAGGAAAGTTTTTACTTCCGTCATCCTGATAAAGATTTAAGCAATACGTTCCTGTAATATTAGATTTTACATAAAATGATACAGTAACAGTCTCAGCATCTGATGTGCCATAAGATAACTGTTGAAGATTTTGGCCTTCTATTTTATGTTCTACTGACCAATACGATGTTCCACCTATAGTTTCTGTTGCTGTCAGTAGCATCTTAAAAGAATTAGAAAAACCAGAAGGTGCATTAGTATCTTGCGATATTGTCCAAGTACCATTGTTTCCATTAACCTTAAATCGGTCACAAGCGTTAGCATACTGGCTTGTTGATACACTGGTCTCACTCGTACCACGTTGCGCCACCTGCATCGCACCGTTGATAATCAGGTTCCTGTTCGACAACGCCGACTGCGAACCAATCAGTGCGGCTAGTTCTGCTGCCTTACTCATGCGAGGTCTCCTTGAAGTGAGGTTGCAATATACGCCGCATCTGACAAACTGTCGTTTGGAAGAAATATATATATGCCCATTGCAGAAGTAGAATAGGAACCTTCTCTAATAGACCCAAAAACAGCACCTGAACCTGTAGTCAAGCGAGCAGTTACATTGTGTGCAAAATCATCATTTATCATGGAACTAGAAAAATTAGCAGTGTACTGCCCCGTGCCATTATCTGTCATAGACGCAACATTAAATGAATCTCTTGCCGCCGCACCAGATGCGGTGCCATCGAAGTTCACCCACGCCTTCGCACTACCACCTGCCACAAAGCTAGTAGCAATGCTGTTGTTACCAGAGGCATCCTTTAATGTGTTTACTCTAAGTTCACTAGCCATTATGCGAGGTCTCCGTGTGCTACCGCTGATTTATGGTTAATGTCATAGTATGTTCCAGCATCGTTTCGGCTATCAACTCTAACACTACTTACTGTTGGTCCATCGTAGCAGCAATTAACTTGATTTTCTTGATGACTTGTTGTCACTGCATATTCGACTGTTGCAATCGCTGACGTATAATTGACAGTGTGTGCGCCTGTTCCATTGTCAGTAAGACTAGCCGTATTGAACGAATCTCTAACTGCAATAGTCCCTTGACCATTAAACGCACACCACACCTTCGCCAGCCCCTGTTGCAGATTAGTCGTAGTTGAGTTGCCTTCACCTGTCACGCTAATAGAACCAGCCGTGGTTACTCCTGTGATTGAGTCTACTTTTAATTGACTAGCCATTATGCGAGGTCTCCAAATGCTACCGATTGAGTTCTGGGGGTATCAGCGGCTCCTGTTGTATCTGTTTGCATCTGATACATATCATAACGAGAAGTTGCTACATCATCTATACATCCGTTATGACCCCACCCAGAAGAGTCATTTGTACAATGACCAGAAAAAGTTGTGTTAGCAAAAGATGTAGATAAATTCATTCGGGCAATGCCTGTACCTTGGTCAACCCCAGAACTAATATTAAAGGAATCGTTTACTGCAAAGGTGTCTGTCTGTTTTACCTGAGACCAAGCCTTCGCCAGACCCTGCACAACATTGGTTGTTGCACTGCCACCTTCAGCCACAGCAACAGCATTGTTGGCAACCTTTACATTCGTGCCACCAGAGCCAGCCTTGTCTACAATGGTATCTACATTAAGTTGACTGGTCATACGATACTCCAATATCCGTTAACAGTGACGGTGGCATTGTCCTGTGTAATCGGACCTGCACTCACGCCATTTTCATCTGCATCAATAGTAACGTCTGCCGTGATGCTTTGACCATTCAAGCGGATGATGCTGTTGTTACCTTTGAATGGGTAGCGTGTGTCACTTTCTGTCACTGTGTAGCTGTTGGCTACAGAGAACACATCGTAGGCTACCATCTCAACTACGTCATTTAGTGATGCACCTGTGACCAGCACGACTGTTGTACCTGTGGTGGCAGTGTAGTCTGTACCGGGTTTAAGTAGTACACCATTCTGATACACGTCCATGTACAGACCATCTTGATAGGTAAGTACCTTAGAGTCAGCATCACTACCAGAGAAGCTAGTCTGCCCTGCTGTGGCCTGATATACGAAACGGTTACGTACACCGTTCTGTGGGGATTTACCTATGTATGGCATTATGCGTCCTCCAACTGACTTTGTGTTGGCTGTGAAAGACTGGCGTGATTCCACTCTTTAATGTAATCGCCATTACCATCTGATTTATTTTCAAGGATAATGCCGACTATAGAAAAATCTTTGCCTTCAAGAGCAGGGTAAATTTTTATGATTTTATCATATAACGTCATTATGCTTTCCTTATCATTCCACCAGAAAAGTGAGTTTCATTAGTAGCGTCAGCAATTGTTACTGCTGAACTAGCATTATAAATCCACATTTCAACAAAATCATCACTGTCTAAATAAACTAAACCAGAACCATTAATTCCATGTCGAGATTCAAACCCGCCTACGACAGAATTAAAAGCAAAAATTGTTGACCCGTTTTTACGTACTTGCAAGATAGCACCACCTTGAGTAAAAGTTGCATTGGAAAAAGTTACAGAGGCATTAATTTGATAATATCCTGCTACGGTTGGAGTAAATTTATCAGATGCAAATTTGTTGTCTGTATCAAAAACTTCCGTGCCTAGTGCTACCTTTGTAAAAGTTGCTTGTGATACTGACTGCCCACTTGAAGGATGTACAAAAAAAGCTGGTCCCATGCCTACTGAACCCGCACCAGTAGTTAAAATACCAGTGAAAGATACGTTTTCTGATGAGTCAATAGTAATAGCTGTAGCATCACTAGAATCAGAAATGCCTGTATTTAACCCACCTCTGTTTACTTTAGTTAACGCCACAGTCTATCTCCCTTATGCGTATGGGCTATCGCCAAGTACGTCTGTATCCCAAGCTGCCTTGAGTGCTGCAATGTCAGCAGCGTTAGTGATTGCAGATGCCGCAGGTGCATCACGCAGTGCTGCTTTCTTAGCTACCGATGCTGCCTTTGCGTCTGCGTCATCAGCTTCAAGTGCCTTCATGTACACTACGTCTTCTGCCTCTAGCAGTGGACCACGTACTTCACGGATTTTATCTTGAAAGATTGTTTTGGCTGCTGCCATATCTTCTGTTATGACTGTGCCACTCAATGACCATGCACCACGGAAGTGACGGTCTGCAGGGACAGTTGCAGTTGAAGCATCAATCTGATTCCCGTCCTTGTCTACGATGTATGTTTGTGCCATTAGGTTTCTCCTCTTAGGCTGCTAAATCGGTGACGCTAAGTTCTTCAGTAATCTTCCAAGCATTGCGCCACTCACGTGAGCCGGGAAGCTGTTCTTTACGGCAGATAACCATCTTTGGTTTGTTGCCTTGATTCCAATTTTGCCACACATGCTGTGGGCAGTCTTTCATAATCAGGTATTCAATAGCCTGTTCTTCGGTCATAGCATCAATAGGCTTGGTGTCATGTAACAGGTAGCCACGAGTATGCTTCTTGAAGTCTGGTTGTGCTTCATCTTTTGCTAGTTCCCAATACACTTCGACAGGAGGCAGGATACCGCCCTGTAGCGCACACGCCATCCAGTTAGGGTCAGGAACCAGTATCTTTGCACACTCATCTACGCTGTCCTCATAAACTACACGATAGTCAGACTGATGACCTTCTAGGTTTTCCTTTGCCCAACATAGGCGGTCAAATAGATGTGTGCCTTGAAATTCAGGTGTCTGCATTATGCTAGGTCTCCGGTATAAGATAAAAGCATCAAAGTTGCATCGAATAAGTCTCCCGCATTTTGATTTCTATTTTCTGTTTGTGTTACAGAAGCAGTATATATGGTAAAGGAACCATTTTGATGCCCTACACACGGCGTTACAAAAGACCCGCCCCCTGTTGAAACATTTGTAATATAATTTGCATTTGAAAAACTATTAGTCTTAGTCACATTATATGTTCCAGTAGTAACATCCGTAATACTACTTATATTTAAGGATTCTCTAGTAGCTATAGTTCCTGTGCCATTGAAGTTAATCCAAGCCTTCGCACTACCATTCACAACGTACTGCGTATCAAGTGACCCTGCGGTGCTGTGTTCTAGGGTATCTGCTTTGATTTTACCTAGTGCCATTATTCAGTCTCCAACGCCGTAATACGCGCTTCTAATTCAAGGATGGTCTTCACAAGCAATGGGACGATTTTAGACTGGTCTATTCCCTGCATTACAGGATTACCATCAGCATCTACTGCATCCTTAGTGCCTGTAATCGCTTCTGGTACGACTGCTTGCGCCTCATGCGCTAAGAAGCCATCGACTGTGGTATCTGCATCAGCAATGAAGTTAAAACGTGCTGGCTTGAGTTGCTTTAGGCGGGTTGTAGCATCCCAATCGTATGTGACATTTTCTTTGAGTCGGTAGTCGGATGATGTGTTGTAGGCTGTGGAAGAACCATTAACTGTAATACTACCTACACCCGCTGAACCGTACATAAAAAATACTGCATAGTCAGTTCCAGTATCACTTACACGCTGGATAATCAAGCTAGTGTTATTTCCACTTGTTGCAATATGTGTTACTCCTGTACTAGCAACACTTAATCCAGTTGCCGTATTTCCAGAGTTGTCAATATTCATACTTGTGTTTGCTAAACGTATGGCACCTGCCGAATCAATACGCATCCGTTCAGCAGAGTTAGTTCCAAAACTCATAGCATTATTGTTTTGGTCATACTGAATATAACCGCTATACTGGGACGCACCAGAAGTACCATCAGCAAAGAACAAAGAACCATTGTTGCTTGTTCCAGAGGCAATAGTAATACCAGTTGAACCTGTGGTGGCTAGAACTAAATCATCTGCACCACCGTTGTAACTTGATGGTGTCGTAGTGCCTACAGCTAATTTGCCTGAGGCAACAATGGTGTTACCAGTGCCATCAGGGTCAATCGTAATGTCGTTGTTGCTAGCAAGACTGCTGATTTTATTTGTCTTTACTTCACTCATGCTAGGTCTCCTAAACAAGAAACACAGGTTTGCGTTGCATCCTGCCGACCAGCGTTGGTGGACGTTGTTCCATCTCTAACATTATGACCGACATTATTGCTGGTAAGTGTTTCTGTACTTTCAAATGTAGCATTTCCACCAGCCGTATCTGTACCGCCAGCATTAATAACAACACAATAATTAGCATCAGAAAATGCGCTTGTAACAACAGCAATATATGTTCCTGTCCCAGAATCAGTTAAACTTGTGTTGTTAAAACTGTTGGTTATGGATGCGCCGTTACTATGCCTAATCCAATGTTTTGGCGCACTCTGCTTAGTCAGCGTAGCCGCACCACCGCCTGTACTCTGAATGGTATCTGCTTTTAATGTACTCATAGCGTCACCAATGTCCCACCGCTTTCAACGGTTAATGTAACACCACTAGCCACAGTAAACGGACCAGTTACATTGGCGTTTTCTGTAGCAAGGATGGTTGTATTTGCTGTAAGGGTTTGTGCATTGGTACGGAACAGACCACCAGCTTTGAAGTTGCCTTTGTTCTCAGCGGCTGGTGTAATCGTACCCGCTTGTGGGGCAAGGTAATTCACAAAGATATTACCAGTACCAGAGGAAGGGGCGGCAGTAAATGTTAGTGTAGTGCCATCAGGAATAGTGTAGGCGGCAGTGTCTTGTACAACACCATCAACTGACACCAGCACATCTTGCACAGAAGATACTGTAGTAGTCAGTGTAAATGTGGTATCACTACCGTCACCATTAAAGCGTTGTACTGCTTTAGTGGCTTGATAGCTACCCGGAACTTTTTGACCAATATACGGCATACTTTATTCCTTATGAACTAATAGTATCGACTACGGAAACCCAAACATCTGCACTTGATGCAGTATCACTCTGTACCTTGAGTACGTCATTGTTTTGCATTACAACCTTTGCACCACCATCTAGTACCTGCAAGGCTGAACCTACAGGGATAGGTGCATCTTTAATGATGTAGTAATCGTTAGACCCATCATTAATAAACACATCCATTAGAATCTGTGTTGTTGTAACATTAGCAATATTGATACCAATCAGTGCATCATCGGAGTTAGCTGTACGCATTGTTACTGCGCCTGTACCAACATTCCTTGCAATGTTTCTTTCAAAATCCTGTGCCATTTCATCTCCTAATTAAGATAAGTATAATTATACCATACTTTTACTTGTTTGTCAAGTGCTAAAGTGCAATTGCCATAGCTACTGCAAAGCCAGCAGTTGCACCTGTTGCTGGTAGATTAGTCAACTGCGAACCATCTACTGCTGGTAGTCTTGCAGAACCATCTAGCTGTACTGCATTACTTGCTGATGTACCTGCTGTCAATACTGCAGCAGAGCCTAGACCTAATGTACTACGTTGTGCTGCTGCATCGGCATCATCCAACAAGGCTTTACCTGCGGCAGTTAAGTCATAAGTTCCTGCAGTTCCTGAACCTGTAAACTCAATACCTTTATTTGCTGCAGATGTTAAACCTGCTAGGGCTTGTAACTCTGCATCTAGTCTTGCATTAGCTACTGTACCAGTAAGCTGTGATGCATCAATACTTTTGTTTGTAAGTGTCTGTGTACCAGACAGTGTGGCTACTGTAGCGTCAATAGTAATTTCATCAGCATTAGCAGTAATACCTGTACCACCGATAACATTAAGAGTAACATCACCTGATGTACCACCACCTGTCATACCTGAACCAGCTACTACAGAAGTAATATCGCCTGTAGGTATTGTAGCTACTTGTGTATCTACGTATGCTTTGATTGATTGCTGTGTTGCTAAGTGGCTGGCACTGTTAGAAGACATATCGTCTTCATCTTTAATTGAAGTTCCACTTATTGTACTATTCAGCACAGGACTTGTCAAGGTTTTATTTGTTAAAGTTTGTGACCCTGTTAGTGTAGCTACAGTGCTGTCAATAGCTACAGTCATTGTCTGTGATGAACCTGTAGTATCAATACCTGTACCACCAGTGAATGTCAGTGACTGACTATCTAAGTCTACGTTCTGTGCGCCACCACTGTCACCTGAGAAGTCTAAGTCCTGTGCAGTTACCTGTGCGTCTACGTAAGTCTTAATAGCTTTAGCGGATGCCAGTGTAGTATCTGTACCAGCTACGCTAGACAGGTCAGTATCAAGTACGCCTGACTTGAGGTTGTCTACTTCGATGTTAGATACAGTGTTATTGTCTACATCAATAGTCTTGTTAGTAAGCGTCTGTGACCCTGTAAGAGTTGCTACGGTGCTATCAATAGCAAAAGTAACAGCATTGCCAGAACCAGCAGTATCAATACCTGTGCCACCTGTAAGCGTAAAAGTCTCGCTGTCAAGGTCGATAGATAATGTTCCACCTGAGTCTGCTTGGAAGTCGAGGTCTTGCGCGGTAACTTGGGCATCTACATAAGCCTTAATTGATTGCTGAGTAGCGAGTTTAGTCGCACTGTTAGATGACATATCATCTTCGTCTTTGATACCTGTAACGGTAGCACCGTCACCTGCAATGTTAATGCTAGTATTAGCAACAACTGTTGTACCTGTAATAGCAGCAGCAGATGCGCCACCTATTACTGCACCGTCTACCGTACCACCGTTAATGTCAGCAGTGTCAGCTACAAGTGCGTCAATGTTTGCTGTACCGTCAAGATATAGGTCTTTAAATTCTTTACCTGATGCACCCAAGTCAATGTCATTGTCTGTAGTAGGTTCAATTACACCGTCCTTAATAACAAGCTGTTCAGTGCTTGTACCGCCTACGTCAATAGATACTTCTACTTGATTATTAGCATCGTCTACTACGACTTTGTTCTTTGGAGTAACAACGCCGGGGTCACCAATCAATCCTATGACTGGACCTTCTGCGGCTGTGCCATCATGCTTGTGACCTGTTGTATTTACAAATGCTGCTAGTAATTGGTTGTACTCGTCATTACTGTCGGCTGCATTAATAATGTCACCGTCAGCATAACTGGATTGTCTAGTATAACCTGCCATTAATTATCTCCTTGCATCAGCTTGGAACTCTAGCTGAAATCCTTTAAGTGAATATGGTGCTGATGTGCCTCTATCGTTAACCCGCAGTGCTACAGCAAATCCACTGCCTTCAATCGGTTGTCTTACCAATGGGTTAGATTGTCCACCGTATGTTGCAACGCCGTATGTAGATGTACCATAGATAGCTACCGATGTAGCTGTATCAAATGGGTACGCTGCTGGTCTTGCCACATTTGGTGACTCATAGTCGTATCGTACAAACAAGTCAGCGTTAACTGCCGCTTCTGGTGCATAGTTAATGATAACACGTTCAAAGGTCTTACGTAGTCCTGCATCGCCCATAGTCAAATCAGGAGAACGATACTTGCCTGTTACTACGTTACCGTCAAAGTCATCGCCTTGTTCTTGCCGATACACGTAACCATCAAAGTCTCCGTGTACTACAATAGTGTCACCTGCTACTACAATATTGTCTGTGCTACTTGGCCTGATACCTTTAATATCTGCAAACTCGTAGCTATCACCTTTACGTACACAGATAACACCAGTAGTGGTAGAACGCGGCGTAGCATTGTTACTAAAGAAGATGCGATACTGTGTCTTATCTGGGATAATTACACTGTCAAACTCATCTACGTCAGACAGTCCTTCAAAGCGTTCTTGCACTGCGCGACTGATTGTACCAAGTTCTACGTCACCAATTCTCTCTGTACCAGCAACAGTACGCAGTCCATCTGGACCTAAGAAAATAATATCACCTGCAAATTCTTGGATGGTAAATCCGTTGAGGCAACCAATCTCTCTTGTTACAGGTTGCAGTACAAAGTCAGCTACAGTGTTACCTACCAGCTTAAATATACGTTCTTCACAGAAGATATACAGTGCATCACGAAACGGAAACAATCCTGTAATATCACTATCTACTTTTATAGAACCAGCACCGTTAGCCGTATTAAAATCCGTATCGGTGTATGGTGCAGTAAATACTAACTCTTGTGGAGTAGAAGACATACCAGCAAAGAATAGTGCGTTCTTGAATCCGGTTACAAACTTAGGGTCTGTAGGTGCGCCAGTAGCGTTAATATCTGTTACAGTAGTATTGTCATATTTAGATGCACGATTAGCACCATCAGCCCATACAATAAAATCTGTGCCAGCTAGATTGTATCTAAAGAATGTATAGCGTCCTGCACTTGTTCTACCTGAGTCTATCTCAGTCCAAGAACCGCTACCTGTTGCAGCCTTATGTATCTTACGTCCACGTGCGGCTAGGATACTACCCTTAAAGTATGCCGACATAAGTACAGACTCACTGGCAGATTGGTCTTGCGGAACAATGTTAGAGTTCCACTTGTTATAACCTGAGATACGTCTGTACCCACCAGTAGTGGCAGGTTCAAAGTTTTCTAGTTCAAGTGCCATCCCCGGCTGCATTGCAAAGGTTGATTGGTCGAGAACTAGACCACCTTGACATGCAAACACAAAGGGATTAAGGCCAGATTCATCTGCCATTTAAAACCTCTAAAATCCACCCGCGCCAGCACCATACCTTTGTGAGTAGGGAATATATGTAGACCTAACGTAGTCAGCACGATTGAGAAGAATAGTTTGCATTTGTTTAATACCGTCCTCAAAACGTGCAAAGTTAATTCCATACTGTTGTGCTTCACCACGATACTGATATGCGTATGCAGTAGCACCATCTACAATCACTTGTCTGAACTGCTCTGGTATGGTAGGTACATCACCATGCGCTGACAAAGCTGTAGGTTTTTGGAAGTATTCATATTTTAGTTCATAGGCTTTATCTGGGTATGGATACATGCCATAGTTATTATCTGGTGTGCGAAATACATAGATAGGAACTGCGCCTACATCTGATGTAGTTTCTTGGTCAATATATTTTTGTGTATATTCTTTGTAATCTATAATACGTAAAGTAATTCCTGACACACCTAGAGTATCGTCTTTGCTAATTCTAAATGTATCGTAGTCTACGGACTGTGCATCAGCAGGAATAGTGTAGCGTGTTTGCCCAGCTACTAATGTTTGTGTCTGTGTTGAATGTGTAAAAGGCCAACCAAACTCTCGCTGGTTGACATAGTTGATAGCATCATTGACTGCATTCTTACACTGTACCTGAAAGCCACGGGCAGAACCAAAGTTAGCTGACGTAAGCGCAACTTCATTCATACGTGCAATGACTTCATTAGTAATGTCTAGGTAAGTGTATGCCATTGTGCATCCTTATAATAAAATAAAGGTAAAGGGGCAAGTTGCCCTGCCCCAATACTATGTTATTTAAGCAAAGTCACGTGCTACTTCTTGAGCAGTCAAATCGCCTTCGTCATTGCAATCCATGATGACAGCCCAGATACGGAGTTTACCCGTAGTAACTGCGCCACCTGACAGGGTAACAAGTTTGAGGTCGATGTTGTCATCAGCAACAGCCATCCGTGGAGAATAGGCTGCTGGGTTCTGTGCTACAACACCTGCTGCAGAAGTTCCGTCAAAACCATCAACGAAATCTTCAGCTGCAATCATGCCAAGGTCTACAGTAAGAGTAGAACCGTCAGAGGCAGTATCAACTTCAATACCTGCATTCATCACCATCATGCCTTTTTTAACAGCAATTACTGGAATGACATCGCCAGCGGCAAGTGCGCCACCTTTGTCAGACAGTGCTGTTGCAAAGTCAAATGTGGTCTGAACCATGTATGGATTACGCCCACGCTGCGAGTTGCCACGTGCGGCTTGGAGAGTGTTATCACCTAGTGCCATAATCTATTCTCCTTATACCAAGCAGTATTTGGCGTTAACAAGTGCTTCAGGACGAAGAATCTTGCGGCCATACAGATGCATACCACGGACAATATCAGCGAAGCTGTCCGGGTCGCGGTAAGTCTCAGTCTTGTTGATTTGGTCAGCAGTAGCAACGGCTGATGAATGACCACCAACAATCACACCAAAGTTATTAGCATTGGTTCCACCAGTAGTAGAAGGACCAGTACCAACTTTAGGTAGGTTGTTAGAAACATGGACTTTAAAGCCATGCAGGTTATTCAGAATCAAACCATTCTGCAGACCAGAACCACCAAAGTCTGAATCAAACAGACGTGAGTCTTCGTCTTTCAGCAGTTCAACAAACACTGGGTCAACAACCAACCAACGTCCCTGAGAGTCTACGTTTTGCAGGTCAAGTTGACGTGCCATACGTGCAATCACGGTAAGTGGGTTAGCTACACCAGCAGTTGTAGGAACAGCTTCTGATGCGCGAGGCTTCAGACCGACACAGTTAGCAGCATTACCTGCGTTGAAGTCGGATGCATTCAGCTTCATGCTTGCCAGCAGTTCGTCAGAACCAGCAGTTGTAACTGACTTAGTACCGTTAACTACGTTGTTAACAGTGTCAGGTGTACCACTGATTGCAGACTGCTTAAAGCCTGACAGGTAGCCAAGAACATCTTGGTCAAACTGGTCGGCTAGGCGGTATGCTGCACGGTTGCTTGAGAGAGACTCAAAGTTTACGTGCGAATGTGCTTCTTCAATGTCGTCAACTTTGAATGCAAAGTAGTTTGCTTTGTCAACGGTCAGTGTGAAGTCTTCATCGTCAAGGTCTTGCGGCGTGATTGTAGTACCACGTTCGTATGCCTTAACAGTGATTTCGGGTTCTTTAATGATTTTAACTGAATCACCAAAGTTTGCGATTTCACCAAAGTAGTCGTTATTCGTAATTGCGTCACAAACAGCGGCCTTGCGGAATGCAAGCTGCACCTGTTTGGAGTAAATTACCGGGCTAAAATTACCATTAGGTAAGTTGTTGTAACCCGCTGCTCTTGGGAAAGCCATAATCCATCTCCTATTGTTTTGGATTGTACAGATGCAAACAGTACAATTCTTTGCAGAGGCTGTCTAACGTAGGGTGTATCTTATACAAGGGTTGCAACCAATGTACTCAATAGGCCATGCTAATCAGGTAATCTTTAAGATTTTTGTCGTTTGCGGATTGACAATGTAAACAAGTAGCTAACCCGTTTACATCATACATGACTATAGTTATACTTATAAATAAGTACTTGTCAACTCTTTTTTATCGTGCAGAGCCAGATAAATCATAGATAAACTTACCACTACGGATAGCATCCATGATTTCATCTGCGTGTTTCTCATACTCTTGTGTAGACATTTTGTCTACATCTGACTCTTTAAGGTATGTAGACGCTTCATCGCTTTGCGGCTTGCTTCTTTTATTCTTTGTCGAAACCGCCTCTGCTGCACTCTTATTGCTCTTGCTCTTAGTTTCTTTGCCAATGCCTCTATCTGATTTGTAGAGGTCGATTGCTCTTGCTGCTGAACGTGCGTCATTATCATTCTCGTACAGTGCGTCTTGTACCCACTTAGGTTGTTCTTCTGCCCACTCGTGGAAGTCATCACTGTCACGAATGTCATCAAAGTCTGGATGCATCTGCATTAATGCTGCTTCTGCTTTTTCTTTCGTAGCTGAGTTTTGTAACTCATCAATTGCTTTAAGACGTTCTTCAAGAGCAGTTGATTGCTCACGTGCCTTCTTCATTGCAATTGTTTCAACGATAGCTGCTACATCAGGATAGTCTGAAGCCCATTGTTCAATGTCCTCATCGGACTTAGGCAACTTCATTTCTTTCTTAGTAGCACTTTCCAGTTGACTTTTAAGCGCAGCTAGTTCAGTCTTAAATTCTTCTGCTTGTTTCTGCTGATGTCGGCGTAGGTCAGAGTAACGCTTCTTAAATGTTTTCTCTTCTGCGCTAGTAGGTTCAGCTTCTACTTCCTCTACTTCTTCTTCACCGTCACGTGCCTTCATCAGTTCTTCTAGTTCTTCCTCATCACGCTTTACTCGTTCTTCTTGCGTGTAAGGTTTATTTACAAATGCTGCCTTTGGTGTTGACTGCATTTCTTCTGCCATGATTGTATCGTTCATTGTATTCTCCTTGTTGGGGCCACCGTAGCCACACTGTCGGGCATGGGGAGTGAGTAGCCAACGAATTGTGGATTATTTTTTAGAAGCTAATCCACCACGCTTCATTTTCTTCTTAACTTTAGGTTTTGGTTTAGAAGCTAGGCCACCTTCATTAAAACCTCTACTATAATCTCCTGTGCTTACTGCTTCAGAAACTGCACTTGCTGTATAATCATCTGAGGCTTGTTGAGCAGTAGTATCATTACCACCAGAATCTTGATACTGCCCACTAGCTATTTCAGATTGTTCTCTTGATATTCTTGCGGCAGTAGCGGCAGCATCTTCTTTTGCTTTCATTTCTGCTCTTGCTTTTGCTTGGGCTTGTTTAATGTCAGTTTTTATTTGTGCCTTTTCCACTTGTTCTGCAATAGCATCTTGACGTTGTTGTTCTTTGGTTCTTTTATCTTTATCCCGTCTTTCTTTTTCTTCTTTTATTTTTTGTTCTGTTTCTTTTCTTGCTTGTGCAGATTTTTTCAAATCATCAAACATAGTTTTTACTTCTGGTGAATTTACACCACCATCTGCACCCGCAATAGTATTTTTAAGAGCATTATATTCACTTCCTTTAAGAGTAAATTTACCGTCAGCATTTTGAAAAGTAACTGTAGCACCTGACGGTAGTGCCTTGCCTGTTGCTAATCCAAACACACCCTGAACAGCACCCGCAGGACCCGGTAAACCACCCATATTACCAAAAGATACACCATATTTTTCACCAGCTACACTTAAACGTCCTCCACCCGGACCATATATTTCTTCATCAGTAGGACCATAAGAGTCACGGTCTTCCCCACCTGTCTGTTCTTCACGTACACTGGTAGTTTGCGGTGTTGTAGGTGCTACAGTTGCTTCTTCTACCTTAGTAGCCTCTGGGTCTACAAATGTATAGCCTTCTGGTACAGGGTCTAGTAAGTCACCTGTTGTTTTACTTTTACGTAGTTTAATAATATTACCTGCTTCATTCTTATATTCTACATATTCAAAATCCACGCCGGGAACATTCTCTCCTACAAAGCCTTTAAAGGTAGGAACTTCTGCAGGTTTGTACACAGGAGCAGTAGGCACTGCAGCTTGTATAGGTTGTACATACTGACTTGATGCAGCTTGTTGTGGTACGGCTGCTACGCCCGTTGTTGGTGCATCAGCTTTTTGCATACCACTAATACCATATTGCTGCTGCTCTAATGTGCCGGGAACAAAACCACCAACATTATACTCCAACTCATCTTCCATGTCAAGGTCATTAATGTCAAACGGCAAATCATCTGGCATAGTAGCTTCTTCGCTATTACCCATTTGACCCATCTCTTCCATTTGTTTCAACCCCATCTTAGCTTGCTGTCGCATCTGCATAAGATTGTTAAGACCAATAAAGCGCACTACATCAGCAGGGAATACAAACTCACCTTCACTTAGCTGTGCTGGAATGTCATCACGTACTTCTTCTTGTGTAGAACCGGGTGGCACATCATTGCCGGATACAGGGTCTACTGAACCACCTTCATCTTTGAGTCCACCGTCCTCAAACATTTCCATTTGTTTTTGCATTGGTACTGCTCCACCTTCATTAAAGTGCCGTAGTATAGGGACATACGGCTTTATAGTTTCATACATACTTTTTTCTTCTGGTATGTCTTGTACTCTTTCCATAGGAAACTTTTCGTCTTTCATAGGAATATCTTTGCCTACATCTTGTATAGGTTCATTTTGATTTATGTTTTGTTCAGAAGATAATTCTTTAAAATACTTATCAGTTCTATTTCTACGTTTATCAGAATGTGGTATCCCTGCTTTTTCAAAACGGTCAACAAATGCATCTGCTATATCACGAGGATTTTCGGTAGTATCTAAATATTGTTTAAGTACTTCAAGATCACCTTTTCCAATTTTTAACTTAGATTTCCATCCTACGTCTTTATCACTCTCTGCATATATAGCATCTAATACGTAGTCTATTTGAGATTCGGTACTGTCTTTTTTACCAGAATCTTCTAAGTATTCTTTATACCAAGATTCATTACCTACACCTTTTTGATAATCATCAAATTGAAATAATCCTACACCCCCACCTTTTACTGTTTCAGGATCGCCAGCACGACCAGATACTGTTTGTTTTTGGGTAAAGTCAAAAGAACCACCTGTTTCAACATCTATATTAGCTAACATAGCAGCTATAGCTTCTTTACGTAATCCTCTTTTTTGTAAATGTTCTACAACTTTATTTTTGTTTGCTTTATATACTTTACTACGGTCCTCTTTAAACCTTTCAAAAGCATCAGGGGATTTTGACTTAGGTAATTCCATTTATCTCATCTCTTAGTTGTTTTAGCCTACGTAATACAGTTATTGCACCTTGTTGTCTATGCAGTGCAACAGTATCCGTTGATTGTTCCATTACCTTGTGATGCTGTTCTATTGCATCATCTAAGTAATTATTGAATGCCTCCCATTGGTGGTTGTTGCCCACCAGCGGCTTGAGGCTGCTGAGTATTTGCTTCTTGTCCATTTGCACTAAATCCTTGTTCACCCGGTACAGGAACTTGTCCTGTGCCTATATTACCACCACCTGCGCCAGTTGGGTCCATTGGACTACCAGTAGCCATACCTTGTTCTGGTTGTGCAGGTGCTTGGAAGCCTTTCATAATCTCTGCTTGCAGAGCAGCTTCATCCATATTGTTGGTTACTTTGTCGGGGTCTAAGTCAAGTGATGTTGCAATCTCACGGATTACATATTGGAACTTAGCAAAAGGTGCAAGTGCTGGGCTACTTGCTACTTGTAAGAACTGCATCAAACGCTGGCTACGTACTTCGTTAGCCATAAGACTTTCAGTTCCACGTGCCTTAACTTCTAAGTCGCCTTTAATTTCAGGGTCAAAGTCAAACTGCATGTTAAAGCGGAAGAAACCTTCACCTAGTGGGCGTAGTAGA